GTGAAAAATGGAAATTTGAGAAAGCTAAAGAAAGGGATTTATCATAAAAAATTATCTGGTGATGAAGTGGAGCTTAGAACTGCATATGAGGTATCAATAGGGAGGATAATCGAGCATGAAAGTGGAAGTAAAAAAAATTTACTTGGAGAATTACAAGAAGTTTCCAAGTAAGTCTGTAGATTTGTTTCCGAGAACAGAGATTTCTGGCAGAAACAGAGAAGGAAAATCAACATTGCAGGACGCATATTTGGACGTTCTGACAGGAAAGATGGCAAATGGTACAGAACCTACTTCTATTCGCAGAAAAGAAAATGGCGTGGAAGTGCCAAAGGTTGATGTTGTAAGAGAGCTTACACTTTCGATTGATGGGAAAGAAAAAGTAATTCGCAAAATCACAAAGCAGAAGTGGAGAAAACCGAGGGGACAATCCGAAGAGGTATTCGATGGAAATGAAACTTCTTATGAAATTGACGGATTCCCGGCTAAATCAAAGGATTATACCGAGTTCATTCAGTCAATAGCAGAACCTTCAACGCTTCTGATGTGCAGTAATCCAAAACCATTTCTGGACACATTGCAGAAGTCAACCGCAGAATCCAGGAAGGTACTGGAAAAGATGTCTGGTTTTGATATTGCGCAGTTTATGGAAGAGAATCCGCAGTACGCTCATGTGGAAGAAATCACAAAAGGGCATTCCGTAGAGGATACCTTGAAGAAGCTCCGAAAGGAACTGAATGCACAGAAGAAAAAGGTGGATGCCAAAAACACGGAGATTGCATATGAAACCAATCGAAGCGTTGAAGCAGAAGATACTTCCTCCTTAGAATCCAAAAAACAGGAGCTTAATGCGGAACTTTCCAAACTGGAAGAACAGGAACGGATTCTTGAAGATTCAGCAAAAGGCTATGACAGCCTTTCATATGAAATCCGTGGTTTGAAATCTTCCAGGGATGGTCTGGTTAGCAAAGCGAATGAATGGTTAAGAGCCAGACAAAAATTCATTTCTGATACAGTTTCCGAACTTAGGTTAAAAAAATCAGAAAAGGAATCAAGCATTCGTATTATTGGAATGAAACTGGATAACCACATAAGGGAAGCACAACAAGCAAAAGCTGACTTGGATAGAGACAGACAGGACTATCCGAGAATCAAAGAAATGGAGTGGAATGATTCTGAATTGAAAGCTATTGAAGCTGAAACATTCAATGATTCTGATACCATTTGCCCCACCTGCGGACAGGAACTGCCAGAAGAACAGATTTCCGAATTGAGAGCTTCCTTTGAAGAAAAAAAGAAAGCCAGAATTGAAGCACAGTTGAAAGGAAAAGAGTTCTTTGAATCAGAAAAGCAGAACAATCTCAAATATGTCTGCGACCTTGGAAATACTTCCGCTGCAAAATTAAAGAAAACCAACGAGGAAATCAACAAATTACAGTCGGAAATCAGTGCGGCACAGGATGAAGTTGCTGAACTCACTAAGCAGATTGAGGAAGAACAGTCCAAATTTACGGAGCTTCCGGAATCTGTAGATATGACAAATGATGAAGAATATCTTGCAGTTACAGCGAGAATTGCAGAACTTGAAGAGAAACTGAAATCATTTGATGATGTTCCTGGAAAGAAACAGGAATTAAGAATGCAGATCAGCAATGTTATGAAACAGATTTCCAATATGGATGCAGATATTAAGATTGCACAGGCAGCAGTTACAGAGAAAGAAAAGCGAGTAGCCGAACTGAATGAGGAATTAAAAGACCTTGGACAGGTACAAGCTGATATTGAAAAGAACATTGATACCGTTCTTAACTTCTCAATTCAGAAAAATAAGGCACTGGCTGAGAAAATCAATCCATTTTTCCATCATTTCCAGTTCAGTTTCCTTGATTACACGATTGAGGGAAATCCAGTGGAAACTTGCAAGATGATCTGTAATGGAATCGACTACAACAGCGGATTGAATCATTCAGATAAGATTCTGTGTGAGGTCGATTTACTGAATGGATTACAGGAAATGAATGGGCTGAATCTGCCGATTTGGATTGATGATTCGGAGAGCATTGACAAAAGCAGAATCCCTATGTTAGACAGGCAGATGATTGTGCTAAGAGTGACAGATGGGGATTTGAAAGTAATTTGATAAATAGGAGGGGAAAATGCTAACAGCAACATGGGGAAAACATTTTTTCAAGGCAGATGCTACAAAATGTGCGTCTGAAATCATGGAAATTTGCGATCAGATGGAATCAGCTACACCACAGCAGATTCTTGAGAAAGCAAGGGATGAAAGCACAGAATTACATAAATGCTTCACATGGGATGATTCCATAGCAGCTGAAAAATACAGAATCCACGAAGCCAGACAGATTGTTTGTCAGTTAAAAATCGTGGAACAGGATATTGATAACAAGTCAAAGCCGACAGCAATTCGAGTCTTTTACAAGACAGATGGCAAAAGCGGATATAAGCCAACACAGCTTATTTTGAAGCAGCCAGATGAATACGAAGCACTTTTAGAGCGTTGTCGGAATGAACTTCTGTCAGTGAAACAGAAATACCAGAATATTTCTGAATATGAAGAAGTTTGGGAATTGATTAATTAAACATGAATGCCGCTACTGTGCTGATATGCCTACAGGAGTAGGACAACATTACAGGACAGCACAGCACAACACACCACAGAACAGTACAAAACAAAGCACCTTATTCTTGTAGGTTTATGAGTGCAGTAGCGGCGAAATTCCTACGTTGATATGCCTGTAAAATCGACAGGAAAAATAAGATATAACATCAAAGTAAAGTACAGTACATCATAATTACCTATTTTACAGGTTTATGAGCGTAGGAAACCACAGCATTTATCATTCTGCATAAGCGGAACAAAACTTCACGAAAGTATAACACAATAAAAAAGATAAAAGAATAGCATATGACATTGCAGAATACTTTCCCTGTTTATGCAGAGTGACAAGTGTTGTGAACACTTACTATAGGACAAAAAATCTTACATCAGGAAATAATAGCACAGAATAATACACACAGCACTTACCGGATGGGCTGTTTTGTAGGCGGTATAACTGTCAGAACAGTATAAGACAGGACACGAAAGTATAAAATATGATATTACATTACAACGCAACAAACCATGACTTTTATATCGTCTGCAAAGCGGCTCATCCAAACAAAATTATCTCCTGGGTAGGTGGCATGAGATGCCATAGTAAAGGATACCATAGAATATTAAAGAATATAAAAATACAGAATATTTCATGCTACCTACCGAGTAGATAAGCCACCAAGTGTATTTAGTTGGCAGTAGAAACACTGCTAAGAAAATTATATCTTCGCACAATAGAGAACAGCACACGACAGTAAAATATAGCTCATTCTACTGCTTGCTAAGTACATTTGGAGTTTGCACAAAGATTCAAGCGGATTAGTTTCGCATAACAGAACAGCACATGACAGAACAAAACATTACATTACAGCATAGCGTTACTAATCTGTTTGAGTGTTTGCGCAAACAGAACAGGAATGTTCACCAAATAACAATAAATCACAATACAACATTTAGGAGGAAAGCAACATGGCAAAAAATATCACAATCGAACCATTAAAGGAAACCACATTAAGAGTTGAACTGATCGGGGACACAGACCTCATTCTTCACAAGAGAAGCCGTTACTACGAACAGGCTGAATGCTTTAAGCAGTCCAAGGACAAGGGCTTTAAAATGCCAGCTATTTATAATCAGCCAAAGAATGTTTGGGAGGGATTAATTACTGGTATTCACTGGGAAAAACCAATTAATTTCCATGATGAAGATATTTCACTTTACACAGAGGAAGAGTGGAAAGATTACATGGCAAACAACAGACCTTGCATTCTTACCCAGGCATTCAAGAAATCATTCACGGAAACATTTATTACTTTCTTCAAAGATTCCACAGGAAAGAAAGGAACAGATATCAAGCGTTCTCTTTCAATCGAAGGTTCTATTTGCCCGGTAAACTTTGAATCTGTTGAGGTGGTAAATAAGATTGTTCCGACTTCTGGAATCAGTGCAAGCCCGGTTCTTTGTAGCAGCAATGTGTTCCATAATTGGAGAACCACTATTGAGGTATCTTGCCCGGATATTGTATTTCCGTACGAAACAGTATTGCAGCTGATTGAAACCAGCGGAAAGTACATTGGAATCGGAACACAGAGAGCAAATGGAAATGGAAGATACCACATCAACCCGGACAATGTAACTATCATTTAATTTGGTAACTATCGGTGGTATATGAATCCGGGTGAATGCCCGGAAATCACAACAGGACATAAAATTTTAGTAAAGGAAATAACAGGACAGGACACAACACTTCATCCTGTTTCATATGCCACTGAGCATATAAATAAAGAAAAGGAGAATTAAAATGGCAGAAAACACACAGGTAGCAAATTTTAACACACAGCTTTCCTATTACACAAATCGTTATGTCGATTTAATGGAAAGAGATTTGACTTCAAGAGGAATGGAATTTGATTCCTACTCAAAAGATTGCGTAGTAGCAGCAATGGGATCTATTTTCCAGATGGTGCATGAGAGCGGAGTAAGTTTTGAAGCAATCAATGGTTCTAATCTTAAATTTATTCTGAGTAAAGTAGCAGCATTAAAGCTGAACGCAAATGCACAGCCGAGAGAGTGCTATTTCCAGATCAGAAACGTAAACGTAGCAGGAAAAGGGAAGCCGGCACAGTGGGAGAAGAAAATCGAGTTTGCGATTGAGGGTGATGGAAATGACGCTCTTGTAAGTAGATATGGTGTCGATGTAGCTAAAGTATTCCCGTACTGGAAAGTCAGAGAAGGTGATAAGTATATCCCACCAAGACATAAAGGTGTAGAAATCACACCGCCAGAATGGGAAGAATCTGGTGTAGGTAAGGTAGTCCGTATCGTATATCCGATTCAGTATAAGGACGGACATATTGAATACCTTTCTTGCGAAAGAGCAGATGTACTGAAGAATCTTGCAGCGCACATCAAGAATAATCTCCAGAATGAAACGTTTGGAATTTGTGCGGACAGATATAAAGCTACAGATGCGCAGAAAGCTCAAATTGAAGCAAAGAAAAAAGAGATCATGAAAAAGGTCGCTGACATTGGAGAACTGGAAGCAATTATTGACTGTGAGGAATTAAGACCGTATATTTCACCATCTTATTATGAAACACAATCCAGAGAGTCAATGATTATTCGTAAGATGCGAAACAACATTATGAAGTCTATTCCTAAGAGATGGGACAATCCAGTACAGGCTTACGAATACAACATGATGGATGCCACATACAGAGAAGTACAGGAAGAAATCGAACAGAATGCCAATGTAGAAGAATTCATTCCACAGCCAGAAGAAATTGAAGAAAAGCCAAAGCAGCCAACCGTAGCTGAAACCGTAAAAACAGCAGAGAAAGAACCAATCCCGGTAGCAGAGCCAGTGGAAACAGAAATTCCGTCATTTATGAGCCAGGAGGAAATGTAGGATGGAAACTTCCACAATTGTGCTTATTATTTTGCTTTCAATAGCACTTTTGGGATGGATAGTAACTTTTATTCGAAAAAATGAATACAATCGAACCAATTTAATTATTCTTTTAAATGTTATTACATATGTGGTACTCATTATAATCCGACTTACAATGTAAAAGGAGAGCCAAAATGAAGCATAAATGTATTAAGACAGCAGTATTAATCACAGGGATTACAGCAATCACAATGTTTAGCGGTTGTTCTTCCTGTAGCAGATCATTAAAATCACTGTCTAGTGATATTGACGGTGGTCTGAACCGTACCGTAACTGTTTACGATTACAACGGCGGTAAAATTAAGTCCTGGTCTGGAAAGTTTGATGTTTCCGAATCAGAGAATGAAGTTTACTTTGATGATTCTGACGGAAAGAGAGTTATTATCCACGGCGGTATTGTCGTGAATGAGGAAAACTGATATGAGCAGCAGTGTAATTGAAACAATTAAAGAAGTTGTAAGCAATATGAACAGCGGACTTTATGATTTCACGGTAGATGGGAAATGTTCAGAATGCGGTTCGTGTTGTTCAAATTTTCTGCCGATATCATCAAAGGAAATCAAGCATATCAAGTGGTATATTCGCAAACACCATATCAAGGAATGCAGACATAATTTCACTGCTTCTTTAATGGACTTAACCTGTCCGTTTCTGATGGATGATAAGGCAAAAGAAAAATGTGCAATCTATCCTGTTAGGCCGGAGATATGCAAATCATTTGTCTGCAATGACCCACAGGGAGCCAGAAAGAACAAAGCTTTAATGCATAAAAAATATAAACCTGTTGATATTAGAAAAACGTTTTTCGTGGGAGAATGAAATATACAATCAGAAAGCGAGGTGATGAAGTATGAAGAGAGTAGATAGAGAGAAGGACTGGGAACAGATAATAACAATTGAACTTTCGTTGAAGGAACTCAAGTTAATACGAGACAGCATGCTCAAAGTAAGCTATTCGGAATTAGAGAGTCTAAATAGAGGGAAGGACATTCCATATGCTTACTCTGATTTAGAGAAGTCAATAGATGAAGCTGATGATATCTTAGACGCATAAATGCAATACACGGAAAGCGAGGTGATGAAAAATGTTCATGAGAGTAGTAAACACAGGGAGTACCCATGGGAACTGCTATGTTCTGAAATCGAACAGCGGAGAAATGCTTCTTCTGGATTGTGGATGCAGATACAAAGACATTCTGAAAGCTATTGATTACAGAACAAGTGATGTTTCTGGCGCGCTTCTGACGCATGAACACGGTGATCACCGTGAATCATTTAAAAATCTGATGAATTTAGGTATTCAGATTTACACCAATGATGAAACCGTGGAACATCTGCAAATCATCACTGGCGAATTAATGAAAGGCGTTCCAGAGAAAAGACCATTTCGGGTTGGCTCGTTCACTGTAATACCGTTTTATTTGCCGCATACTACAAAGGATAAGGACACAGGGCAACTTATTCCATGTTTCAATTATGGGTATATCGTGGAACATGAAGAAATGGGAAAACTGTTGTACATGACAGACTTTGAATATTGCAAGTACAACTTCAAAGCAATGCGGATGAACCACTTAGTTATTGAGTGCAACTATTGTGGAGAATTGGTTGACAAAACAGCTGAAAATTACACGCACAGGCTTAAAGGGCATTGTTCCTTAGATACTTGCAAAAGCTTAGTAAATACGAATCATACGGCAGCTTTACGGACGGTAACATTGGTGCATTTGAGTAATGAAGCAGCTGACCCGGAACAGATTTTGAAAGAGATTAAAGAAGCGGTTGTTTGGGATGATGCACTCGTCCAGATTGCAACACCCTGGTTAGAAGTTAATTTGGACTTATGTCCGTTTTGAAAGGAGAAACAGATGGTAGCAATTGATTTGAAAGATTGGAAAGAAGTAACAAAAGGAATTTATGTAAATCCAATTTCTGCAAATGCAGCTTATGAAATCCATATTAAATACTGGGATATGAAAACAGATATTCTTTCCGCAAATGCCGAACTTTATATAGTAGGAGATTGGCACGAAAAAGACGGAAGAAACATCAGAGAAAGGGAAATACTGCTTGATTGTGCATCTGTTATGGCTTGCCTTGGGAAAGCAATTGAAGATGATAAGGAAAACAATTCAGCTGAATGATTGAGGGGGAATAAAATGAAACTGTATTTTTACATTTTGGAAAGCAAACAAGAATTTAATGCAGAAACCAGAGAATATGGAAAAGTTACTTTTAGAATCAGATGCGAAGAGTGTAACGTGATAGAAAATTCGAAAACCTACAAACCAACAGACGATTTCCCAGAAGGAATTTATTCGTCTTATATAAGAAAAGAAAATATTGGAACTTTTGTTAATTCCTACACAAAAGCTGTGGTTCTGGATGAAAAGAACTATGAAAAAGCAAAAGAAGTATTTTTAAGAAGATTTAACCAGAAAGCCGAAGAATTGAAAAGAAATCTTTCTAGGTGTGAAGATATGATAGCTGCGGTTGAAGCAGGAGAGGAGAACTGTAAATGAGTGTATTCAGTGTGCCAATAACAATCGGCGTTAATGAAGAAGAAATTGCCAAGGAAATCCGTAAAAATGTTGAGGATAGGGTAGTTGAGAAAATCACCAAGGAAATTAAAGAAGTTATCTACGAAAAATCTACATACGGTAGTAGAGATACCAATGAGCCATTAAAAAGAATGGTTCGCATGCAAATTGACGAAATTTTGAAAAGAAACGAAAGCATGATTGTACAGGAAGCGGCAAAAGCCTTGGCAGATAAGATGATTAAAACTAAGGCTGTGAAAGAAGCAATAAAAGAAACTGTCGAGAAAGTTAAGGAGGATTAACCAATGAAAATCTTATTAAAAACACTTGACAAACTGAAAAAGCCAGAACCTTCCGAACAAGAATGTAAGTACGATAAAGGATGGAATGATGCAATCGAGAAAGTTGAAGAACTGATTTGTTCCTACAGTCCTGCGGATATGTGGATTCCAACAGAAGTGAAGTTACCACCGGAACCAAACAAGGAAGAAAACCCGGGAGATTGGAAAGAATATGCAGTTACAATTGATGGAGCTGTTCTTCCAACAAGTCTTACTTATTTAGGAGACGGCGAATGGGGAAGCGTAGAAGCGTATGGGTTTGCGTATTACCCAGTCATTGCATGGCAACCAATGCCACCAGCTTACAAACCAGGGAGGTAATACCATTGGAAATAACAATCGGAATTTGTGCAGAGGAAATCAAAGAAATCATCATGGAGCATATAAAAACAAAAGGATTCAATGTAACAGAAGATGATATTTCCTTTGTTATAGGGAAAGAAGAAATTGTAACAGGGAATACAAAGAAAATCAAACACGCACTTATTAGATGCGACATTCAGATTGAGAGGTGATAAATTGTGAATATTGTTATTCTTTCTGGAAGATTAACCGCTGACCCAGATATCAGAATGGGAACGAATGACACCAAAATTGCAAGATATATTTTGGCTGTCGAGAGAAGAGTGAAAAAGAATACAGAAAGAAAATCAGACTTTATCGCTTGCGTATGTCTTGGAAAAAATGCAGAATTCGCAGAGAAATATCTTAAAAAAGGCACGAAAGTAAATGTGCGTGGAGAATGGCAGACTGGAAACTATACGAACAAAAATGGCGAAAAAGTTTACTCAAATGACTGTCTTGTTGCAGAACATGAATTTGCAGAGAGAAAGAGCCAATCACCACAAACACAGGAAACAGATACACGACCAGTACCGCCGCCAGAACCTAGTTTCATGGATGTGCCAGATTTAGGCGGTATGGAAGATGAATTTCCGTTTAGTTAGGTAATGAAAAACGAGTGTAGAAAGCTTGTGGATCAAATAGAAAAGGAATGAAGCAAGTTGGATTATAAAAAACTTAGACAGGCAAAAGCCATTGAAGCAACGAACCGAAAAAGGCTTCTGAAAATCAATCCGAAACTTGATGATGGGAGCGGAATATATTTTTTAACCAGAACTGATGAAAACGAAATCCCATACTTTTATATAGGTCAGGCAGTACATATAATTCAGAGGATGTGTTCACATCTTACTGGGTATCAGCACATTGATTTATCAATAAAGAAAAGAGGATTTTACAGTGGAGAAAATCCTTTTGGGTGGAAAATAAATTTTATCCATTATCCAGTAGAACAGCTTGATAATATGGAACAGTATTGGATATTGGAATACACAAAAAAAGGGTACCAATGCCGATACAATAAAACATCTGGAAGCCAAGGAGAAGGAAAAGAAAAAATCAATGAATTTCGCCCAGCAAAAGGTTATAGAGATGGACTTCAACAAGGCAAGAAAACACTTGCAAGAGAGTTAAAACACATCATTGATACTCACTTAAACGTATCAATCAGACCAGAAAAAGCAAACAACAAAGTATCTATTAAGGCGTTGGAAAAATTCAACGACTTACTCAACGAAGAAAACTATCACTGATTCTAACACACCAGTAGTTCTACTGGCTAAATTCCAAAGATAAAAAATAAAAAATGAATAGAGGTGAGTTTTGTGTCAGAAAACACAAACGAATGCGTAATTGAATGGATTTCCGGGAGGGATTATGTAGGACTTACTGCTAAGAATGGGAGTACCTGGAAGAACAGATGTGAGGAATTAGAAAAGGAATTTCCAGATGATGTGAAAATTCTTGCCAGAAATAATGATGGATCTATTTTCGCTCACTTACCATATTCCTACATTAAAATCAATCCACCAAGAAAATATTCCGATGAAACGAAGAAGAAAGCTGCGGAAAGATTAAATAAAATGCGTGCAGAAAAAAGTAATACTGCGGCAGAAGAGCCGTTTTGCGTATGAATTACCGTCAGAGAAAATATAATGAGGGGCAATCTGCCAGAAATGATATTTACAGATTTCTTGTCAAGTATTTTGAGAAACACGGATATATGCCTTCTTACGAAGAAATCATGGATGGAACAGACCTCACAAAGTGTACCGTCCAGAGACATATGCGGCAATTGGAGATGGATTCTCTGATTGCCACAGAACATCCGGGAATATCGAGAGCGTACCGTTTGACGGAATACAGATACGAAAGGAAGAAACATGGGAAGCAAATTAAAGATGAAAGCACCAAAGAAAAATAGGGTGTTGGAATGCGATAACCAAATGTCACAGGCATTCGCCAGAGCCATGCAGAACTCACGTAAAGAGTTGGAAATCATGCAAGATCAAGCCTATAACGATGGATTCAATACTGGTGATGACTGGGCAAATACGATCAATTCCGTAACTATGATGTTGGCATTAAGAAAATTGCATGGATTTTCAACCAAAAGGCTTTTAGACGTAATCAATTGTGCAAATGAGTTTGTGGGACAAGCGAACCGTGGAGAAAGAAGTTTTATGAGCATGGTTGAAGAGTTGGAACCTGAAACAGATGTACGGATTCCAGATTTGAATAAGGGACTTGTTAAAAAGTTTGGTAAATAAAATATGATGATAAAAAGAGTATCACTAAATAAATGGTATGACATTCAAAGAAAGGAATAACGAATCCTCGGTAAACCGAGGTTGTAATTTAAAGGTGTAAAAGAAATTACATAAAGGGAATAATAGTTGCGTTGGCGATTCGATAAGGTGGAATTTGAAGTAGCGCACATATAGCATATTTGACTTATGTGAGTTTCAGACCGTCAGCATGGGAAGCCTATGTTCCTTATCCTCGATACAGGATTTGTAGCGTGTTATTTGGCAAAGGATGTTGACGAAATTATCTATACTCACGTGTCGAATCAGCATCCCGACAGTCTAAGATTCTTACATGATTGCGAGAAGCTGTTGGGAAGAAAGATAACGATAATTCAGTCAGAGCAATATTCCAGTGTGGATGATGTGATCGAAAAAACCAGATGTATCAACACTCCATTCGGGGCACCTTGTACAGATAAATTAAAGAAAAGGGTTCGCATGAAATGGGAGCGTGAGCACCCAGACCATCACATCTATGTATGGGGATATGACCTGAACGAAAAGAATCGCGCAGACAGAGTATGCGAAGCGTTGAGCGATTACGAACATGAATTTCCGTTGATTGAACATGGATTGACTAAACAGGAAGCGCATGGAATAGCAGACAAATTGGGATTGAAACGTCCGATTATGTACGATTTAGGCTATCCAAACAATAACTGCGTAGGATGCCTGAAAGGAGGAATGGGTTACTGGAATAAAATCAGAGTTGATTTTCCAGAAGTATTTGAGCGCAGAGCCAGACAAGAGCGAGAAATTGGTCATAGCTGCATAAACGGTGTATTCCTGGATGAATTAGAGCCAGACAGAGGAAACATAAATACAGAAATCATGGAGGACTGCACAATAGCGTGTCAGTTGCTTACATTGGGAAAGTGAGGATGGAATGAGTGAAATTAAATTTAGTGATGGAATGCAAGTAAGAGAAAGACGTTCCAGCACAAGCATTTATCCAGAAGAATTACTGGATAAAAAATGCGGTGGTTGCGTAAGATGTAAGCCAAGAAAAAGGAAGGGTGAAACAGGCTATCATTGCATGACACAGCCGTACACTAAAGACATTTCGCCAGAAGATAAAGCTTGTGTTATTTACTGGGACAAAGAAGAGGAAGAGAAGTACAAAGCGTTAGTGGCACAGGACGAAGATAACCGCAGGAAAGAGCTCTGGAATATCTATTCAAAGCGAGAGCCGATCAAGCTTCCAATCATAAATGATGGTTACGGAATGATTCCAGAATGTCCTATTTGTGGAGAAATGCCATATAGCACTGAACAGTGCCACTGGTGCGGTCAGAGGTTTATTCAAGACGAAGAAGTGAAAGAATATGCAAAACCGCTGACAAAAGAAGCAACTTGCTTTTCATGTGGTAGAAAGGTAATTGCGAACGTGAGCAAATATAACGGACATATTAGTTATCATTGTCAGTGCGGAACGAGTTTTATCGAGTAAGGAGGACGCAAAATGAAATTATTTAAAACAGTAGATGAGAAATTAGCAGAAATTGGATTTACAAAAGTAGAAGAGGATAAGTATGGATGTATCTATGAGAGAAAAGATAAGGAATATAATTTTACACAAAAAGTTTTCATTGGACACAAAAAATCTGGTAGACATATTTTGCAGTCATATGATCCAGATTTAGCAGATAATAAAGGAATTGGAAATACTTGCGTAGGCCTTACAGGATATGAAATGAAACTGTTTATTAAAAAGATGAAGCAGTTAAAAATGTATGCGGATAAGGAGGACACAAAATGTTAATCAGAAGTCAAGATAAAACAGCAATAGTAAAGTTTGAAAACATTGTAGTCAATCTAAAACTCCCAGATTCATTGAATGTTATATGTTGGAGTTTGCAGGATGCACAGAGAAGTGGAGGATATTTTATTTTAGGAAAATATTCTACAGAAGCAAAAGCCATAAAGGTACTGGATATGATTCAGGAAGCCTATGGAGATTCGGAATACACAAAATATGTAATTCCAGAAGTATGTAGGATATTAAGTATGAAGCCAAAAACGGAAGAAAACAAAGCACATGCGGGAGAACTTGGAGAAATGCTCAAAAATGGAATGACGTTCCAGATGCCAGAGGATAGCGAGGTGGAAGCATGAAATATAAGTGCGTAAAGGCGTTCATGTTAGATAGCTATGACGATGATGGGTTTTACATTGAAAATTGTATAGAAATTAAGGTTGGCGAAACCTATGAAGTTGGAAATGAAAATTTTATCGGCGGAGACATTCGTCTTAACGGCATAAATACAAACAAGTGGATTGAGATATCTCAAGAAATGTTGGATGAGTATTTTACAGAGGTGGTTGTATGAGCAGAGTACGAACCAGATTAGAACAATACAAAACTGAGATGGAAAATAAATCACAGTATAAGCATGGGCTTCCAGGGAGTGCGCTGGATATCGTAAATAGTCTTCTGGACGATCTGGAACAGGACGAGAAAGAAAAAGGGTGGATTCCGGTAAAATATCATCAGATATCAGAAAAAGAACGAGCAGAAGAATCCATATCAAATGATATACGGTATATGCTTGACTGCAAAATGCCAGATGATGGACAAGAAATATTGGTTACTAACGGAGAAACAACATGGCAAGATACGTGCTTCATTGATTGTGACGGATATTATCTTGATAGCAATTATGATTGGATTGAGATTACGGCATGGCAACCGACTCCAGAGCCATACAAGGAGGGCTGAGGAATGCAGTTAATTGACGCAGATAAACTAAAAAAAGACATACTGCTTCAAAATATCTTAGGAGAACCAATACAGAAGATTATAGACAGATATATACATATTGTGGACGAGCAGCCGACAGCTTTTGATATGGATAAGGTTATTAAACAGTTAGAAGAATTAAAAATGAGATACTTCTTAACAATTGCAAATACAGGCGATGCAGATAAAGATTGTGCTTACAAAAATATTGCAAATACAATTGATAAAGCAATTGAAATCGTGAAAGGCGGTGGAGTTGAATGAGTAAATCAGTATTAGTGATGAATACACCAGAGAATTGCTATGATTGCCCATTCGGAACTGAATACTGCGGAAATCTTGAATATGAGGGATGCTGTGAATTAGCTGACTGTTTAGATTATGATGTAATTCTGATGACAGAAGAACATTATGATTACGAAAGCAAATCAAGACCTGAATGGTGTCCGCTTATGGATTTGCCAGAAAAAGACAATGGAGATTATCCGGCTAATACGTCTGATTCTGGCTTTGCAGAGGGCTGGAATCAGTGTATTGATGAGATTACAGGAGGAAATTATGATGATTGATTTAACTGGAAAAAGCGTATTCGTAAAAACGCAGGAAGAGTATTTGAAAGTTCTGAAAATGGCAAAATTACAGGGATTTAAGTGGATAGGAGAAAATCATTTAAATGCACTGAATATTCCGATTCCGAATATGTTAAAATTTTACGATGACAAAAATGTAACTTATTACAGTGATGATAAGCCCTTGTATGAAGCATCCGAAATTGTTGTGTGCGAAGAAAAGATTAAGGAAGCAATAGCTCACGTTAAGTATTTTGCTGACAATAAATATAGAATGTCATTAACAGATAAAGTTATTGAATCAATGTTATTACTTGCAAATACAGTAGAAAGTCAATTGGAAGAGGTGAAGTAGATGGAGAGATTAACAAAAAGAGATTTTTCAAGAATCACATATAACGAACGCCGAAGCATTATGTGCAGTTCATATTGCGATAATTGCTCACAGGGTGCAGGAAATTGCAAAACAGTAAAGAATATGATTAAAAAACTCGCCACTTATGAAGACTTAGAAGAACAGGGCTTGCTTGTAAGATTACCGTGTAAAGTCGGAGATACGGTATATGTTCCAACAAGAAATTTTGTTTCAGAATTGAGAATCACGATGGTTTCAGTTAATATGCACGGAACCTATTTTAGTTGGATGTTAAATAGTGGAATCTATCCCAACTTGGACGGATTTTCAGTAAACAAACTTGGCAAAACCGTATTCCTTACCCGTGAAGAAGCCGAGAAGAAGTTGGATGAGATAAAGAATGCATAGACATCAATGGATTAAATACCATCACCACAGAAGAGGATGGGTGTACAAATGTATTATTTGTGGAAAATTATGTAATGGAAGGTGAAAAAAAGTGGACGTTAAAGAAGCAAAAGATATATTATCCGATATGAGAGACCAGCATTTGCAGTTCATTGACGGAGCCGAAAATACTGGGACATGGGGCGAAAAATTTTTAAAAGAAGCATGGGCGTGTGATTCTGGCGCAAAGGCTCTTACCGGATTAATCACAGGGATAAAGATTGATAAAGGCGTTATCGCAGATAGTATTCAGCAATACGGCAAAAATAATCAAAGCACAGTCTGTATGGAAGAATGCGCCGAGCTTATCCAAGCAATCAGCAAGGCGAAACGTGGAAAAATCAACCGTGATAACATGATAGAAGAAATTGCAGATGTGTTGATCTGCATCGAAATGCTAAAGCAAATGTACATGATATCCGATGAGAAAATTAATAGGTGGATTGAGAAGAAACAGGCGAGAGAAGCAGAAAGAATTAGTCAACATGAATTATTATAGCTACATTTGGAGGTATGAATATGGCGATTCCAAAAAGACGAAAATTATCCAAAGAAGAACGTATGAAAGTGTATGAAAAATGCCAGGGACATTGTGCTTATTGCGGTTGCACGTTGGAATATAAAGATATGCAAGTAGATCACGTAAAGCCTGTGTATCGTGGCGGCGAGGATGATATTTCCAATATGCTTCCTGCGTGTCGTTCTTGCAATCATTACAAATCAACTTTAAAACCAGAAGAATTTAAAAAATATCTTTCTGGGATTCCCAAAAGACTTATGAGGGATAGCATTCCGTTTCAAGTAGGAGAAAGGTTTGGAATTGTTAGAATTGTTACAGATGATGTGACTTTTTATTATGAAAAAATCAAAAATAAAAATAGAAATAGGGAGGATTAATCATGAATAAGAAAGAAATCGCAGAGATCAAGAAACAGTTTACACCAGCAAATTGTTCTATTACACGCATTTGTGGTTGTTATGTGGATGCAGAAAAAAATAAGAAAACCAAAATTAAAGAAGCATTCCTGTCTCTTCCAGAGGAAGAAATGTTTAAGTATTTTGACATTTTCAAGAAAACCATGTCTGGCAGACTTGGAAAAAACCTTATGAACCTTGAATTTCCATTAGCGCAGGAAAAAGAAGGCGGAACACAGGAATTTCTTATGCGACTCAGAGCAAGTAAGCTTAAAAATGATGAGCTTTTGGACGAGTTTTACGACAAAGTGATTGAAAATTACGATTATCACGAAAATTACTACATAGTTCTCATTCATGCAGTATATGACATTCCAGGAAAAGCTTCTGATGAAACTGAAATGCACGATGCTTCAGAAGAAATCTATGAACACATTCTGTGCAGTATTTGCCCGGTGAATCTTTCAAAGGCCGGGCTTAGCTATGATGTGGCTGAAAATAACATCAAAGACAGAATTCGTGATTGGGTAGTCTCAAGACCAGAAACAGGATTCTTATTCCCTGTATTCAATGACAGAAGCACTGATATTCATGGAACTTTGTATTTTAACAAAAACATAAAGAATATTCATCCAGACTTTATCGAAAACGTTCTTGGCACATCAATTCCACGTATACCTGGCAATGAGATCAATGTCTTTTCAGATTTTATCATGGACAATTTCAAAGGAAATACAACATTCAATTTCACTGAAAGCCTAATTGAATCTTTGCAGGAAGTAAGAGAACAGAAGAAAGACAGCCCGGAGATGATAACTGTATCATGTGATGAAATGGAACAGATTTTTGGATATTGCGGAATTCCAGGAGAGAAATTATCGGATTTTAAAGAAAACTGGGAAATGTATTTCAGTAATGAGCCTGTTGCTCTTGACAATATCCATAATTCAAAAACTGCAAAAATTGTAACACCAGATGCAACAATCTGCATTCAGCCGGATAAAATTGCTCTGATTGAATTGAAAGAAATAAACGGCGTTCCATCTCTTGTGGTTCCGGTAAATGGAGAACTGAAAATCAATGGAATTGAAGTTGAATTGAGATAAACACTTTTGAAAAATCCAGGAATTTGAGGAGGCAATTACATTAATGGCTAAAGTAAGCTGGATTAAAATAGAGATTGAAATGTTTAGTAACCGAAAAATTAAGCAAATAAGGAAAATGCCTGAGGGAAACAATATTGTTCTTATTTGGGTAATGCTTTTGACAATGGCCGGCAGATGTAATTCAAACGGAATTATTTTTCTCACTGAAAATATTCCATACACAACAAAAATGCTTGCAGATGAATTGGATTTTGAGGAAAGCATTATTCAATTAGCACTAACAGTTCTGGAAAAGTTCGGGATGATTACCAGAGATTCTGAATTACTTTCTATTCCTGGCTGGGAAGAGCATCAAAGTGCAAACGAATTGGAGAAAATACGAGATCAAAACAGAAAAAGGGTTGCAGAATATCGTGAGCGTCAAAAAAATAAGGTCGCTTTGCTTTGCAAGAAAGATGATGTAACGTTACAGAAACGTTACAGTAACATTACTGTAACGGAACAGAATAAGAATAAAGATAAAGATTTAGAATTAGATTTAGATACAGAATTAGATAAAGATAAAGAAAAAGATATAAATGATTTAATAGTATCTAAAGATACTATTCGTCAGACTGACGTCCAACGAATCATCACCGAATGGAACAGCCTGGAAGAATTTGGTATCAACCCTGTAAAAAGAATGACACCAAAACGAGAACAAGCGGTGAAAGCCAGAATCCGTCAGAACCATATAGATGATATCTTAGAGGCCATTGAGAACATTCGCCATAGTAGTTTCTTACAAGGGCAGAATAAAAATGGTTGGATGGTTACGTTTGATTGGTTCTTGAAGCCTGGAAATTTCGCAAAAGTATTTGAAGGGCAATACGCAGACAAGTCTACGAATAGACCGTGCAGCTACATGGAGAAAATCCAAAATAGAGTAAGCGAGGTGGATAATTGGGTATGACAAGGGAAGAATGGGCGGTACTGGTAAAGGCAATGAAAGCTGTGTACACTTCTCCATCATTTCTGCCAGATCAGAATGCTTTTGATACATGGTATGGACTTTTGAAAGACATAGATTACAAGCTTTTAAGTTTTGGCTTGAAGAAATATATGCAGACAGAATGGAAAGAGCCTACAATAGCTGCATTACGGCAATGCGCGCAGAGCCTTATGCTTCAAAAAGAAGAACTGAACGAAACAGAAGCATGGGAAATGGTGCGCAGAGCCATTCAAAGCTCTGCATTATATGCAGAAACGGAGTTTGATAAGCTCCCAAAAATCATCCAGAAAGCGGTATCAAGCCCGGCACAGCTTAGAGAATGGGCGGTATCTGAAAATGTGGATGGTACATGGTGGAGTGTAGTTCAGTCAAATTTTCAAAGGACGTATCGGGCAGAAGTGCAGAGAGAACAGGAACGAAGAAAACTAAGTCCAGACCTTTTAAAAATTATAGATTCTGCCAGATTGGGAGGTGTGGAAAAATGCCAGATAGAAAACCATGGAGAGAATTAAAAAGCACTGAAATTATAGGCTTAAAGCGGAGACAATGCTCAAAATGCGACTATTACAGCAAGAGTGAAAATGCATGGAGTACAAATGCAACCTGTGATTATATCTTGATCGAAGAACATAGCAGAGGATGTGATCCAAGGGATTGTGTTAAAAATGGTATCTTCAAAAAGAAAGCGAGAGGAAAGTCAAGAGTAAAGCGAGTGATTCTATGAGAAAGATAAGCGAAATGTATAAGCGGTCTGGTGGTACAGCTTATCAGCATACCTGTTCAGATTGCAGATTCTTCCGTGGAAGCAAGCATCCGCAGTGCCTGCAATACGAACTGGAAATTGATTGGAATCCAGATTATATAGCTTGCAAATTTTACAATCTGGAAGAATCTCAGATTGATGGACAGGTAAACATCTTTGATTTGTTGTAAAACGTGATAATTGTTTTAAATAAAATGGCTAAAATTAATTTTTATGATATTCGTGAATATTGTTATGGTTAAAACAAAATAAGCGCTTAAAATCAAAAAAACAGGCTATCAATAGAAAGGAGGAACAGGAACCGCCGGCCGGCAAAAGGAATTCCCGGTTCCTCCTAAATTTTATGGATGAAATATTGAAATATGCTATTGAGAATGGTATTATAAATCCTGCACATGTACTTGAAGAAATACAAATGAAGAAAAATGAAGAAATATTAAAAAAATATAAAATATGGCAGGGAAAAAACAATAATTGGTATACTTATATTTATACAGAAAAAAATTCTAGAAAGCTAGTGAAAAGAAGTAGCCGAAAGGGAATTGAAGATTATATTATTGCTTTCGAGAAAGAAAAAACAGAAAAACCTAAAACATTTATGGATGTTTACGAGCATTGGATAGAAATTCAAAAAGAATTTGTGACGGATAACACTTTGTATAAGTATTCTACAGATAGAACACGTTATTTTGAAAAAAAAGAATTTACGGAAAAAGAAATTGAGAAAATGACAGAAGAAGACATAAAGGTATTCATTGTCAGAACTGTAAAAGATCAAAAACTTTGCAAAAAAGCGTGTAAAACTTTGTTTGGATATATCAAAAACACAATAGATAGTGCAAGGTCACAACATTTATTGAATTATGATCCTATGGAATTTCTTTCACCTAAAATATTTTATAAATACTGCACGGAGATAGAAAAGCCTTCAAGTCATAATACAATATCAGACCATGAACTTAAACTAATTATTAATCGCTGCAAAAAGGATTTTGATGAACAGCCAGAATACATTCCCTCATACGCAGTATATTTTGCAAGTCTCACAGGGATGAGAGTTGGAGAAATTTCGGCTTTAAAATGGGAAGATATTAATGAAAATTATATATCTATTAATAAATCAGAAAAATACAATAGGAATACAAAAGAATACTATATAGGAAAAACAAAAAATCAAATGAACAGATGGTTTCCTATGACTGGCGAAATTCGAAAACTTTTAATGAAATTAAAATCAGCAGAAATCAGCAATGGGTATATTAGTGAATGGTTGTTTTCAAACGAAAATGGAAGGGTTCATGCTCCTGTAATATCGTCATGCTTAAAAAACAAATGCAGGCAGGAAGGAATAGAAGAAAGAGGAATTCATGCATTTAGAAGAACAATAAATTCTAAACTAAGATGCAATGGAGTATCTGCCACTGTTGCTGCATCGCTGCTCGGGCATACCGAAGAAGTTAATGAAAAATATTATACATTTGATGTTAGCTCTTTGGAAGAAAAAAATAAAATTGTGTCAAAAGTGCAAAGGATTGGATGAATAAGAACATAAGTTCTGATTACCTTTTTGGTTACCTTTGATTACCTCAAGTCTGGAAAGCCTTTAAAATCAAGGGTTTACGGATTAAAACGCGAGCCGTGAGGTCGCAGGTTCAAATCCTGTTGCCCCGATTAATGCAGTAAAATCAAGGGTTTGCGGACTTGGTATGAACGAGTGTTCTGATTACCTTTGATTACCTTTTACAAAAAGTACATATGAAAGGGAAAAGTACATGTGCAAAACAATAAAATCGCAGAGATGCGATTATTTTTTTGCCTTTTTTCGGAAATTGTGTTATGTTCAAGGAAATGGAGGGCGAAATATGCAGATACACACAGCTTATGACGTAATGAAAGAGTTTTTAATCACGGATGCGGAGCTTGTTGGACAGTACGGAATCCCTAAAATTCCAAAGACTTTTATTCATCCGGGGAAAGATACTGTAGATTTTGCAGAGAGCTTCAGCAGGAAGATTAAGAACCACCGGGAACTGGATGTAAATTTCTATGTGGATGATGTGCAGTTTCAAAGATTGTGGAATCAGCCAGACAAGTATATGGGGCATTTAAAATGTTTTCACGCAGTCATTATGCCAGATTTTAGCATATCGGTCGGCAAGAACGGAATGCCGTTGGCTATGTGCTTGTGGAATAAATACCGCAATCATGCACTGGCTCACTACATGATCTTGAATGATATTCCAGTAATTCCGAACGTAAACATATTACCAGAATACTGTTGGGATTGGTGTTTTGATGGACTGCCGGAGGGAAGCACAGTTGCCTGTTGCACCAATGGAAGAGTAAAGAGCAAGGCAGCCCGGTTGGAATTTTGCGTTGGTTTCAAAGAGATGGAACGGAGATTGAAGCCACTGAGAGTTATCATTGTTGGAAGAATCCCGGAAGAATTGGAAACAGACACAGAGATTATAAACTTTGAAACCAGGAATCAGAAGATTAATAAGGAGGGCGTGAATGGGAACAACGACTGACAATTACCAGAGAAAGAAAAAACTTTCAAAGTCCCAAATGAAGAGGACGGAACGTTTAGAGAAATCATCCCACAGAAGATATGGAACACGGAAGAAAGAAGGATTAAATAAATTGTGAATTTTGAATCATTTAAAACTTTACGCTATAGAAATATTTGTGCAAAATTAAAAATTAAGTGGTAAATAGAAAATGCGAGAATTTTTATGGTTGCCACTTTTTTTCTGGATTTCCTTGATTTTCGGATTCCAAAATGATGTTGAAATTTAAGAATCATTCACAAGTTAGTTGCAACTATTGAAACCTTGAACAGTTGCGACTTTTCCGTTGCCACAAATCAACCAGGGGACAGCACCGGGAGCCGATACCATGCCGAGCTTATGAAGCCTGGACAGCGCCGGGAACGATTGAACGCCAACGAAGTCAACCGCCAGTCGTAGCTCTGGAAGATCAGAACCAACAGCCCACAGATAATAGATCATAACAGCAAATGGAATATAATGCAGTAATAAAAATACAATAATACTCTTGCAAAATAAGCCTTAAATAGCTTGTAACGTATTTATCCTATATTTTATTGACTACGATTATAAAACGCCTTAAAAAGGCAAATACAGCGTTATACAAGCATATCAAAATATAGTTGTATAGTCCTAATTGTTATATAGCCCGGACAGCTGCGACAGATCAACGCAAAGCCGGAACAAATAAGCGGACACAATGCGCCAATTGAAAAGGTACACAAATAAAGCATAGCCGAACATAGCTATACAAGGCTATTATACACCCATAGCCGCAGACAGTCAATAAACCATGCAACACACTATAAAGCGTTTTAAAGGCTCATAAACGGCTTATAATGCAAACGTGGCATAAATCACCATTAACAGCATAAAAAACGATTTACGGATAAAATAGCGCGTTAATTGATTGACTTATTATATTAACTTTGCAAGGTGTATCTGGCAGAATGCCAAAAAACCGCTTGCACGCCGTGAACGTGCCGCCGGGCTGGATACCGGGAAGCGGTGAAAACTATTTGAAAATAAGGTCTTTTAACTTTTCAGCCGTAAAACTATCAAGAATATCATAAATATATGTTTTCAATAAAATTGTGTGTTCGCTTAAAAAATAATCTGTAAAATTTTCGAGATCGTCACAGAATTACTTTTGATTAAGGGAGTAAAATTCATCAATCAATTTGTTTTCAAGTTTTTGTGAAAATTCATCGTACAAAGAAATATTGTACTTTCCCGCAAATTGGATATATTCACTTTCACCAGTAAATAAAAAGTGCAAGATTTCTGTTTCCGGGCCTTTTTCGCAAATATCATTAATGTATTGATACAGGCTTTTATTTTCTAAAGCTTTGTTATTATCATCAAATACTTTATAATTATCAAAAAAATGCTTAATAGTTTCATTTACAACGCTTTCCCATTTTTCCATTTTTAACATTATCATATGTATTACCCCCATTTTATGTTATTATATCATACGCTAAGCCAAAAATAAACAGTACAAAAAATTGCCAGGAATTTTAAGCCCCTTATTATTTTAAAGTCATTTTTGTAACGCTCGGAAGACTGCGGAAAAATTCCCGGCGGTCGTAATCATCTTTAATATTAAATTGTCTGTCGCTTGTGGGGATGATCTCGCCGCCGATAAGCTCCATACAGGAGAGTTGTAAACAGTCTTCTTTTTTCGTTGATCTGTGCAAGGCGTACCGCATTACAGACTTTTTACCGTCCCGGCGCTTTACCGGGGACATATCCCAGTAAGCTAATTTAATAACGCCGCCAGCAACAGACGCAAAAATTTCTATTGCTTCTTTTCTGGCTTTTTTATTGATCGTATCAATTACGGAGAAATCGCCGCTTTTTATGGCGGCGATTGTCTGTGCTTGTGTTGCTTTCTTGATTGTTACCATTTACGCACCTCCTACAGATCTTTCTTTCTCTTAACGTCAATGACTTCATAATCGTTTTCAGAAAGATCCTTTAACATTCTCAATGCTTCCATGGTATTCTCTGGAATATCATAACCATTTTCACGAAGGAGATCAGCGGCGGTAACAAGATACTGATTTCCATAGCCATACTGAATACTACTTTTTAAAATATGGCCATTTACGACAATCGTTACTGTGTGATAAGTATTTCCATATAATTTTTGAAACCATCTGCGGCCTCTAATTACTAATGTTTCGATTTTTTTCATTGTTTTTCACCTTTACCCCTGTTATAATAGGGTTGCCTTTCTTTTTAGTTTGGTGCCCGGTTTGGTTTGGAAGATCGCCGGGCTTTTTTTATTTAGTTGCCAGGAACTAGAATTTTTCAATTAATCGTGATCCGTTTCCTTATGTCCTCATTGTGTTGAGCGGTTCGGGCGGTTCCGGTTGTTTGTTTCTTTTGTTCTCTGTTGATGGTTATATAATACACTAAAATGTAATGTATGTCTATTGACATTATACACTAAAATAAAGAGTATGTTAAAAACAGTTTTTGTGCATATTGAACATTGAAAAATAATGTATAAAAATGTTATTATAATAGAAGAATAAAGTACTGCGAGGTGGTGTTAGAATGATTAAATATAAACGCAATATAATTGATATGATGGCAGAAAAGGGAATCACAACCTATTTAATAAGAAAAAATAAGATATTTACAGAAAGCCAGTTGCAACAACTCCGTAATGATCGACTTGTTACGCAAGATACACTAAATAAAATATGTACTATATTGGAGTGTCAGCCCGGTTATTTATTGGAATATCTGCCAGATGAAACAACAAAAGATTTTGAAGAAAAGATATTGACATACATTAATAAATAATGTATAATAAAGACAGTTAAAGAAGAACAGCACATAAGGAGGAAAGCAAAATGAAAACAAATTTTTATGAAAACAACGGCGGGATGATTTATGCAATCGTATTTGATGGCGAAAAAATTGTAAACATTATCTCGGGTTTTGAAGATCAAATGTTATCTTTCCAGGAACTCATTGAAATTGCAAAAGAAGGATTCCCGTATTCTGATGAATTTGAACCGAATCAATGGAGCAACTGCACAATGGAAGAAGTTTTTGAGCGGTCTACTGAGGATGATTTAATCGCAGAAATTACAGAGGAATGCGTAAAACTTTACCCTGAAAACATGGGAATTTCTGGAAGGGAATTATTTGGTATAGAACAATATGAAGAGGAATAATGCATTGACACCTACAGAAACCATTTTGTCAGTTTACAATTCTGGCGTATATTCAATAAAGGGCATAGTTCAATGCACGGGATATAGCTTTTCGAAAGTGGCGAAAACGCTTTCTGATAACGGCATAATTTTAACTGAAAATCAAGCAATTATTTTAAAATTGTTTGACGAAGGAAAAAATATTGATGAAATCGCGAAATATACTGGATTATCAAGAAAAACGGTATATAAATATCTTCCAAGGGTACAGCCGCCATATATGGAAAATAGAAGTAAAAACGCTTTGCGCATAGAAAAATGCAGAAAGAGCCCAGGAGAAAACAACAAAGAAATTGCTATAGCTGATGAAAAAATCTTAAATGCGTATAATAGCGGAGCCAATACAATTTACTCTATACGGAAAATCACGGGATATAGCGCTATTCGAATTGCAAAAACACTTTCAACAAATGGAATAATTATAAATGATATTCAAAAAACAATACTTGAAATGTATCAAAACGGACTGACAATTGAAGAAATTATGGAAGAAACCCAAAAAGGAAAAAGCACTGTATTGTCGTATCTTCCAAGATTTAAGAAAAAGTGATTAAAAAAATACTAATGTTTCAATCCGTGTCCCAGTGGATTGCTACTTGGAACCACTCTCTGGAGCAAACACCCGGAGTGATTAAATTTATAATATCGCAGATTGTTATATTTATCAATACCAAAATAAAGCCCTAGGAAATTATCCCGGGGCTTTTAATATGCTTATTTGTGGCGGCGTAACGACGTTTGAGGGGTTAACAGCCCCACCGCCGAAGCTGTTAAGCTATTAATAGCACAGGTTTTTAATTTTTGTCAAGAAAAATATTTTTTTATTTTTAGTCTTGACTTTCTGGAAAACTTACAGTAACGTTATTATCAACGACAGCCGCGGGAACTCATGGAGGGGTAGTTGAGCGAAAATCGTTTGCACCTGAACAGAATAAAACAGTAGTTAACAAGCCAGATCAGCCAGGCATTAAAGCCCGGTAATGACTGGCTTTTATTATGTTTAAATATATTATATATAATATATCTTTTACCCCTCCATAGATTCCTAAAGCTAGAGTTTATTAAAAGATATGCTATACAGTACCGTATAATAATATATATAATATAAATATAAATGAAGATTATAATATAATACCACAAATATTATTTATTAATTAGTGACAAAATAAATGGTTTTATTTTATGCAAAATTAAATTTGACAAGATATTAAAAACTGTGTTAAGGTATCAGCAACAAAGAAAACAGAATATTTTATTTTGAGTTTTAGAGAATGTACCCGAACACCCGGAAGTTTTCCGGGAATAAGCTTTACCTGGTGACATTCTCTTTTTTTATTTGCAAATTAACGTGTTAAAGTGAGGTGATAATATGAAAGATAATACAGTAAATGTACAAGACGTAGATATCTATTTAGATAATATTAATATATATGCTGATGAATATATAAATACTGTATTATGTATATCACCAGATAACGAAAACTACAAGAAAGAGGTATCAGATAGCTTTGTAGATATGATTTTTTATATTGCAGATCATATACAAAAGCCAAGTAATGACAATATAGAGCTATTAGATAAAATGTTTAATACTTATGTGAGATTATGCAGTAAATATCATGTATTACCAACTCTAGAAGTATTTAGTTTTTTAGTTGGGATTAATCGTACAACGTTTACTGACTGGATGAATGGAGTGTATAGAACAAACTCGTCACATGGTGACACGGCTAAAAAATGGTTTGATATTTGCAAAAACTGTGCAATTAATAGACTACATAACCAGACCGGAACAAATGCGAATTTGATATTTGTTGCAAAAGCCGCCTATGGCATGGCAGAAACTGCACCAGTGCAAGTTGCGCAGCAGTACGGCGTACCACAGCAGACCGCGCAGCAGATCGCAGAGAAGCACAAAGCCGCTTTGCAGCTTCCGGAGATGGAAAAACCGGAGCTATAAAGCCTGGGAGAACCAATAGAAGCGGTAAAAATGTACACAATGGACGGACAAAAGGCAGTAAACACATGGGATTATGCAACATGTACAGTAATAACGATTATAATTGTGCATAATGTATAGAAAAATAAATAGATCTATAAGACAAATCTGTGTTTGTCGTATAGATAAAATATTAAAGACATTGACATTCCCTTGACCACTGCCGAAGGCATCCGATAGACAGCGACCAGGCAAGGGCAGCGGTTCCCATGGGGCGGTGGGCTGACTTGCCAGCGTCCGTACTGGATGACCGGGAGGGGGTATATATAAAACCCCAGTCAGCGGTAGTCACCACCGAAACCACTCGAAAAAACAAAAAAAGCTCTCCTTAACATGGCAGGGATAGTGATTCGAACACGAAAGCAGTAAGCCTTAACTGTTTCTCTGCCAACACTAAATAAGGCAGTACCAAGAAAGGCAGGTATAAAACATGAAGATAGGATACGCAAGAGAATCTGGATTATGGTTCCCGTTGGAAGCAAAGAAAAAGATACTTTTGAACGAAGAAATTGACTCGTTTATTTTCGATTTGGCAGATGAAAATAATAATTTTAGACTTCTTTGTGAAAACATGAAAAAGGGTGATTCGTTAATTATTTGCGGAGTTGATGATATTGGAAATACCAAGAATGAAATCGAAGAAATATGGAGACAGCTTTGTAATTTGGATATTGAAATCTATGTACTCACAGCTCCGACGTTGTTTTACAGTGAAAGCATGACACTAGAACAATCGTTTATAAGAGATGTGACACGTAGCGTACTTGCTTCTCAGGTCGAAATTGCTAATCAGAAATTAAAGGCAATAAACGATTTGTGATAACTGATAACATTCGCAGAAAGGTAGGCACAAGATGGAAAAAATAGTAAGCAATGACGGATACCTTCGGTCAAAGTTGATGGATATAGCACAACAGCTTTTGAATATTTGTAATGAAACCGGAAATTCAAATATTCAACTCATGACATCATCTTGGGAGAATGGGAAAGGTATTACGCTTCTGGCTAAAGCCGATGACAAACCGATTCTTTCCGTAGAGATGGATACTACCTATGAAAAAGTATAACCCACAATCCGAATCCATCCGCATCCGATTTTCCGAAAAACAGAAAAAAAGGCTCCTGGAAGAGAAGAACCGGACAGACAGGAGCGCATCTGATATTGTAAGACAGGCAGTTGATGAATATTTTGGGAGGAAAAGACGTGCTTAAATTTTTCTCAAAAAATAAAAAAGGCGTTTCCGAAACAAACCAAGCATATGAAAATGTTGGAAAGGAATCCCCGGCAATTCGGAAACTTGTAAAGCCAATTCACGCAAAAGCAATATTAACTGATGGAAGATTGTATGATACTCAAACTGCCACATATGTTTGTGAATATGGAAATCTTTCTTTGTTTGTTACAAAGAATGGCAGATGGTTTGGTGCAAAATCAAAATCTGAATTAGCTGGTTATAGTGTTGATGAAAACGGAGACAGAACCGCCGAGTACAGAGTGATGTATTATGGTTTGGAATGTATTGATAAAATTTTTGTGATGCAACATCTGTGGTATTACAACCATAAGCTTTACAAGAAATATTTCGGGGAGGTGGAAGAAGGATGAATTGTTTTTTATACATCATTGGGAATGATGTTCGTAAATGTGAAAAAGAAGAAGATATTCCAAGAGAAGCTATTAGAACACTTAAAGTACAAAACGGAGAATTATTTTCAAATGAAAACGGAGAATGGAAAAAGTTATTCATGCCGGATGCATCAAAAAGTGATAATAAGGATAGTTTTCCAGAATCACCTATTGATGTAGCCTCTATGCTTATCAATGCCACAACATTATTTGAGCAGAAAACATGGGAAGTTCCAAAATACAACATTCTGCAGTTGGAAGAGATTGCGAAACACCTTCTTCTCTATTGCGAAACTAAAAGAAAGGGGTACGAAGATGCCGATAGTGAAGATCACAAACCCAAACCCATATGATTGGCTCGGCACAAAATATTTCATTGACGGAAATGAAGTTCCAAGAGTAAGATCAATAAATTTCTATACCGCTGTAGATGAAATTCCAGTATTTGAGTTTGAAATGATGGCTATTCCAGACATTGAAATGGAGTGCTTGGCACAAATTAGTGTCACTTCTCAATCAATTACTGATGCAATTTCAGTTTTAAGGCACGAATTACTACAACATGGAGAAATTTACAATGGATTCAAATCAAGCCTAAAATCGGCTTTAGAATCCTACAATTACTGTGGAATGCCATTTGAGCCAGAGGAAGAGATTGCAGAAAAAATTCTGAACTTCTTAATTGGGGAGGAAAAAGAAAATGAATGCACTTAATGTAATCGGAACAGCTGTAAATCTTGCATTTTTCGTTCTGGTTCTTGCCGGTACTTTAGCCATACTGGACGAAGAAGGAAAGACAAGCGTAATACAGATTTTATTCTGTATTTGTTTAGAAATATGTTTCGCACTGAATATTTTCTTAATTTGCACGAGGTAAAGGAGGATATAGAAATGAAATTTTCAGAAGCATTAAAACTTATGAAACAGGGAGCAAAAGTGAAACTTCCAGGATGGAATGGTTACTGGTGTTGGGACGATGAAAAACAGACGATTATGATTCATTGCAGACCAAAAGATTCCGATCAAGGCCAGGGAGCAGTTCTCGATATCCGTGAAACACAGAGAGTAGAATATACTTTCATGCACACACAGCGAGATGACTGGATGATTGCTGATGAGAATAACTGTGGTGTTCTTGGTGGTCAGTCAACATTTGGATTTGGTGACGCTATCCGTTATCTGAAAAGAGGACTTAAAGTGTCTCGTAAAGGCTGGAATGGAAAGAAACAGTACATTCAGATTGCCACTGGAATTTCATATAAGACTGCTGATAATGAAATTGTAAATTGTGAACATGATGCAATCGGAAACAAAGCCATTGCTTTTGTCGGAACATCTGGCGTACAGATGGGATGGCTTGCATCTCAAGCAGATATGTTAGCAGAGGATTGGATTTTTGCAGAATAAGAGGAGAACCCCATGTATCTACTAATTCCAATTGGAATTATCCCGATCGAGTTAATCGAGAGGGTTAAATTCATAAAAGCACCGCTTCGGCTTAATCCATGTAGGCTCGGGAAAGCCTATGAAAGTGATAAGTCGAGGCATCCAGAGTAGCGAAAGCTCTTATTGATGAATACGCCAGGAATTATTAAATATTTGGAAAAGAAAATTCCCATCCTGGAAAAGAGTAATCGGTAAGAGCGGAAAATTTATATACTTGTTTAGCTTAATATCACGACTTCCCCGGTCTTAATGGTGCGCCGGGGTTGATGGGCTATCGCCAAACGGTTAAGGCATAGCACTTTGACTGCTATATTTGCTGGTTCGAATCCAGTTAGCCCAGTTTGCGGTTTTGTTAATTCCGCAAGTGTTCTTTTTGAAACACTTTTTACTCCGGTCTTCTAGCCCAACGGGGCTGATTAAAGGGGCTTCAAATGTCCCGGAAGACTTTCTGAAATCTAAAAGCGTTTCAGAAAACCTTTGTTGCAGCTGGCGGTCAAGAACTGCAACAGTGCCGGATTGTTTGTCATGGCGGTCAAATAATTCGGTATCTTAGGAAGCTTAGTTCAGCGGTAAGAGCAACGGCCTCATAAGCCGTAAGTCCTGGGTCCGAATCCCAGAGCTTCCATTTCTTCTAAATGCCATTCATCCGTAATATGGGTGGAAAAAACTTCCAGTTGAGCGTGTGGATTAGGTAAATTTATAGGTGCGATACGGCGTAGCCTAAATGGATCTGATTTCCCGGCTGGTATATCTCGGAGTTAAAAACATTAACGCAGCGCACGTTAATAAAAGGAGTTTTCAAGAGATGCCGTTCAAAGACGCATAAAAATATCCAGTGAATCTACAGCACTAAAACTTGTAGATAGTGGAAAGCATAACACGATAAACCTATTGCTAACCCGGTTTTTCCGGGTTCCGGCAGGATAGAGAAGTGGAATCTCGCAAGGCTCATATCCTTGAGAACGGCGGTTCGAATCCGTCTCCTGCAATTCCATCTACCAGGTGTAGATAGGAAATCTGACTTTAGCATAGCTATTGTTGGTTTTTAGACGAGGTAGCTCAATTGGACAGAGCGATGAGAATATTAGTCATGTTTGTGACTATAATAGCAATTTACTCCATTACAAGGCATAGGTTGGTGGTTCGAATCCATCCCTCGTCACTGCCCCGGTTATCGGTTACGGAAAACCGACGGAACATGTCTGTGTTCTTTACTGCAAACAATTTTATAGGTTCAAATCCTGTCGGGGCAATTATGTGGTGCTTACAGCAATCATTTGGACATAACTGTTAATTATGAAAACCAAAAGCATCATGAAAATTTAGGGGACACTTACAGCAACTCACTTAAATAAAATCTAATTCGTATATTTTATATTTTTCGTGTCCTGAAAGGAGAAGAAACATGGATTTTGCAAATGCAATGAAAGAAGAAAGCAAGTTTACAAGAACCGAAAACGGAGCAGTTGCGCTGAATACTACAAGCGATGCAAGACTTGACCTGTTCGGAACTATTGGTGCATTGAGAGAAGCTGATGAAAATAGAATCACCACTTTATTCTCAGAAGCATTTGCACAGGATAAACTCTTTGCCACAAAGATTGCTTTTTATGCAAGAGATATTCGTTGTGGGCTTGGAGAGAGAAAAACTTTTCGAACCATTATCCGTTATATGGCTGAACACCATCCAGAAGCACTTAGACCAAACCTCGATTTAATTGGAGTGTTCGGAAGATATGATGACATCTATGAACTGATTGGAACACCATTGGAAGATGATATGTGGAAAACCATGAAAAATCAGTTCGAGGAAGATTTGAAGAATCTTAATGAAGGGAAAGCAATTTCTTTGCTTGCTAAATGGATTAAGACTGCTGATGCAAGTAGCAGAGAAACTAGGAAGTTAGGAATCTTGACTGCACAGAAGTTGGGTTATCCAGTCTACAACTTTAAGAGAATTGTTCGTAGCATGAGAAAACAGATCGGTGTTGTTGAAAGCCTTATGTCTGCTGGTAAATGGAATGAGATTAAATATTCAGAAGTTCCGAGCCGTGCAATGATGATTTATCGCAAGACCTTTGCAAAACATGATCCAGATGGATTTAATGATTTTATTAATAAGGCTGATAAAGGAGAAGTTAAAATCAACGCTTCAACTTTGTATCCTTATGACATCGTGGAAAAAATCCTTTACGGACGAGAGAACAATAAAGTTCTTGAAGCACAATGGAAAGCACTTCCAGATTATATTGAACAGGGAACAAATGCTTTGATTATGGCTGATGTGTCTGGTTCAATGTATGGAAGACCAATGGCAACATCAATCGGATTGGCAATATACTTTGCCGAAAGAAATGTTGGGGCATACCACAATTTGTTTATGACATTTTCGAGCAATCCAGAAACAGTTGTTTTAAAGGGTGAAACCCTTTCACAGAAAATCAATAATGCTAAAAGGGCTGACTGGGGCAATAGTACAGACCTTAAAGCTGCATTTGAAAAGGTGCTTGATATAGCAGAAAAAAATAATATTTCACAGGAAGAAATGCCGAAAGCTATTGTCGTAATTTCTGATATGGAAATTGATTATTGTGGAAATCGAAATTGGTCGTTTTATGATAAAATGGCAAACAAGTTCCATAAAGCCGGATACGTTATTCCAAACATTATTTTCTGGAATGTTAAAAGAAGACATGACGTATTTCATGCGGATTCAAAAAGAAAAGGCGTTCAACTTGCAAGTGGTCAGTCGGTAACAGTTTTCAAACAAATCTTACAGAATCTTGGATACAATCCAATTGAAGCTATGGAGAACACGATCAATTCGGAAAGATACAATTGTATTACTGTCGAATGAAACAAAAGTAAAAACCATCTCAGTTCCTTTGAAAAGAACTGTCCGTGACAGGCGGCAATATGAAACATAGCTTAGTGGTAGAGCAATGATACTCAATATCATGTGACACAGGTTCGATTCCTGTTGTTTCTATCTGGCAAATTGCCATTGCCAGAAGTTGCATTTTCCCCCTTAAAGTTCCAGTGTTTCTCGTTGGGAGATTCATGCCGTTCAAGTAGGCGCACTGGATTTTTTTAACAAGAGGTGTTTATGGAAGAAAAATGTTGTAAGAATTGTAGAAAACATGATGACTTCACATGGGTTTGCTTCAATGGTGATAGCAAATATTGCGCAGACTTTAGATGCATGTATGATAGTTGTGAATGTTGGGAGGAGAACAAGCATGAGTGATTTGTCTGAACTTATAAATAGAGGTGGTTTAATCGATGATTTTAAGATAGAAAAATCCAAAGATGAACCACCTACACAACCAATAAAGTTAGCTGATTGGCTGATTGACAGAGAATTGAAAGATGGAATTCGTCTGTATGGGAAAAATGATCTTAGAAAAATTGCAAATTACTTATTGAATTACTGTGGTGATGAAAATGATTGAAGTATGCGGTAAAGAAATAAAAGACGAATGTTCCAACTGTGGAAATATCCTTGAATGCGAATTGTTCCGCCAAGGACATGGCATAAAACAGGAACGTGAAAACATAGCTAAAATGATCGCCTGTCAGATGAAGCATAGGGAGGAAAGAGAGAAATGATTAAAAAACTTTCTAATTTTTGGCTCAAAAGAAAAACGGACAATCTTACAAAAATTCCTTTATTCATTATGATGTTCAATTGGAGAAAGTTTCAGAAAGACGGGAAAGAGGGAAGCTGCTTACTATATGCGCTTCACCCAGATATTGCAAAGGACACATTTTTGAGAGAAAAACTGCAAGAGTGTGTGGATTATATCCGTGACAACTACGATATGGAAACATTTACTAAGATTTGAGGAGAATGCCATGAGAATTGAAGATTTAAAGAATTGGACTGTAGATCAGCTAAAAAATGAAGTTGTTCTTTTATCTGATGAATGCGAGAAGAAACAGCATATAATCCTGGACTATAAAGCTTTATCGGAGACACTTAACCAAAAGCTTCTTGAAAATGATAACTGGAAGCTTCCAACTGATGAAGTTGAAAATGTAGATACTGGTCATCCATCTATAGAATGGTATGAACAACGCCACCAGGATGACTGCATCAGAATTAACGAGTTAACTGTTACTGTTGACAAATTGGTTGACCGATACGCTAATTTAAGGAAAAACAAAGGAATGTGCTGATATGGGTGAAAAGGAGGAATTAAAGCATTTCTTTACAAGCAATGGTGAAGCGATTGAAGAAACACCAGAGATTTCAATTTCGGATGGTGCTTTTGTTATCGAAGGCGGTATTCTTCACAGAAATGAGGACGGTACACTTTGTAGCATAGGCAAGCCGTTAAGTATTGAACTTGAATGTAAATTAAGTAATGAACTATTTTGGACACTAGTTGCCCCAAATCGAATAAACCAGAATAATTTCCGAAAAAAGCATGGCATTCCGAAACGGAGGAAAATTAATGGATCAAGAAAAAACAAAAGGTTGTCCAGAATGGAAGACACAAGTACAACAGGCACCTGCCAAAGAAATTGTTGACTTTGCAAAAGCACATCCATGCGATTATATGAGAAAATGCTTAGAGCAATATCCGTATTGGGGAAACCAAGACAATGGTTTTAATAGGAAGAAATTTAAGGAGATTTTTAATGAGCATTAAGTCAGCATTAGAATCCGAAGGGATAGATTTTTCTGAATACATGAACCCACCCGAGCCGTGGAATGGACAGGCATTATTGAGGAATATCAATGGAGTGAAATACGCCTGTTGCCCTTTTTGCCAGAAGAAAGCACTTTTGATTAGCCCAAACACAAAGATTCAGCATCTTAAATTAAAATGCAAGGGAAGCAACTGTAAGAAAGAATTTGAGGTGAATGTATGAAGAAATACAAAAATATCCCAATAACAATTTTACAAACAGGTGAAACTGTAGCAGCTTCAATTGAGGTCTGCGTAGAGGATGGAAGAGAGGTTGCTTACTTCTGCGCTAATGTACTTGGACGATATGATTATGAGGAAACATTTATGGTGCAAATAAAAGGCAGAGAATTTCCGTTCATTATAAGACATTTAAGCGGTTTTACAGATACGTTTCCAGTTCGCATGGAAATGTATGCGAAACAAGTAGGAACATACACTATTGGAAAATGGGAAAAGATATTGAGAGGTATTTTGAATGAAAATAAGTCTTAAACGAATTAAATGCATTCTGACAGGTGGTTGCAGGTTCAAAAGTTCAGATACAGAATCAAAATGTGACGATAAGGAAAAGACTTGCACTATTACAGAAACTTGCTACAAATGTGGGAAGAAGTACACTGCCGTATTCACTTACAAACAGTTAGGGATTACAGATTGAGGTGAATGTATGATATGGAGCGAAGAAATATCCTTTGATGGATTCCAGAAGAAGATTGATGAGTGGTACAAGGATAAAGACTTTGAACTGTGCGACCCACCTATCAGTGCTCAGTTTGCTTTAGACTTGATCTTCAAGACATTAGTAGATGATAGAGAAGATTATCCATATCTCACAACTATGTCAGAAAACGTAGAACAGACAAATAGCATTATGCTCGATTTAATTCTTCGGAAATACAGTCGCAAATACAGAAAATACTTGAAATCAAAAAGAAAGATGGTGACCAAATGAACAAAATCAGAAAAATATGTTGGATAATTGCGAATTTCATAATATTCAAATGGGTAGCAGATTATTTAATAGCCACAATTCAAATGATGATTGAAAATCATTGGGGATTTTCTGCAGTACCATTACTGTTTATGGCAGTATTCGCAGAATGGAAAGTAATTGAAAATATTTTTACGGAATTAAGAAGATGATTTTATCAAGAAAGGATATGTATGACAAAACAAGAAGCCGTAGTAATTGAAACCTATACAGGAATTTGTATGCTTACAGGGGATGACCGAAGACTTGCATACGAATATGCGGAAAAGCTTTTAGGTCATCCGATATATACGCATGAATTTCCAAAGTATGCTGATAAGTTGAAAGAACTTAGTAAGCCAGATTTTATTGAAATTTGCAGAAAGTTAAGTGATTAAATGGTATGGTGCAAATTAAGGAACATTCCGTGTATACATCCAGAACCAGATGGATTAGAAAATTGTATATATTGTGAAAAATATAGTTTTGAAAAATATTTAGAATACAAAAAAACAAAAAGAAAAGTCAAGAGAGCCAGAAAGGAGCGCCATTATGAGTGACTTGAAGATATTTACAGAAAACATTGAACCAGAAGCATTAAATCAGATTTATACATTGATAAAGCAGCCTGCATTTTCTGAATGCAAAGTACGAATCATGCCAGATGTTCACGCAGGAGCAGGATGTGTAATTGGTTTTACTGCTGATCTCGGAGATAAAGTAATTCCGAACATTGTTGGAGTAGACATTGGATGTGGAATGCTTACAACGCAAATTCCTGCTGACGTTGGAACAATAGATTTTAAAATTCTCGACGAAGCAATAAGAAGAAATGTTCCAGCAGGAAGAAACGTACGTGACGAAATCATAAATTTTGAAGAATTAGAAGAACTTCATTACTTCCATCAGCTTAAAAATATCGAATGGATTCGCAGGAGCCTTGGTACGCTTGGGGGTGGAAATCATTTTATTGAAGTTGACACTAATTCAAAAGGTGCAAAATACCTTGTAATTCATACTGGAAGTCGCAACCTTGGGAAGCAAGTAGCTGAAATATATCAAAAAATTGCCATAGAAGATATGCAGGGCACAGATAAACTTGAAACTGAAATACAGAAATTAATAAAAGAATACAAGTGCTCTGGCAGGCACAAGGAAATTCAAAATGGTATTGACGAATTAAAACGAAAATGGAAGCCAGACAAACTTGGCATTCCGAAAGAATTGTGCTACTTGACAGGAGAACACAGAAAACAATATCTGCATGATATGAAAATCTGTCAAGAATTTGCAAGAATAAACAGAAGATGTATACAGTCGGCTATATTCTACAGCATGAATTGGACACTTCAAAGAGATACATGGTTTGACACAATTCATAATTATATTGACCACGATACAAATATTGTTCGGAAAGGTGCGATATCAGCTAAGTATGGTGAAAAAGTTCTTATCCCCATGAATATGCGAGACGGATGCATTATTGCAGTCGGGAAAGGAAACGATGATTGGAACTGTTCAGCCCCTCATGGCGCAGGACGTATTATGAGCCGGTCAAAAGCAAAAGAAAACATTTCGTTAGAAGAATTTAAGGAGTCTATGGATGGAATATATACAACATCCGTTCAGAAATCTACAATTGATGAAAGCCCTATGGCCTACAAACCACCGCAAGAAATTATTGATAACATCAAAGATACTGTAGAAATAGTTGATATTATCAAACCTATATATAACTTTAAAGCAAGTGAATAAGCAGTCAAGAGAGCCATATGAGAGCCAGACTAAATCCTAAAAAAGAAAGGAGGTCTGGCTCTATTTTTATGGGAAAAATTACAGAAGGTTCGCTTGAATGGTATCGGACAGTCCTAAATCAGATTATCAGTAGCGACATGACAATCTATCAGAATCAAAAAGATTGCCTTGATTTGCTCTTAAATATGAATATTGACCTTCCTTTCGACAAGAACCAAGAAGCACGGAAAATGGCTATGAAAGTAAGTCAATACTCACATAACATAGCAGAGAAGTGTGCTGCATTAACTGGAAGTGGTAATTTTGACGATATCTACTGGCAGTATTTATTATTGGAAGCACCACATTTATTTGAAAGTTACTTGCTTTATATGGAAAAAAATAGACCGGACAGCAAGAAATTTTATATTCCACGAAAAAAAACACTACATGTAGTAGCCAAAGACCTACAAGATTTGGAAGAAAGAAAGATAGAGTTTTACGGCTTATCACTTCCGAGCCGTGTTGGAAAATCTACTATGTGTATTTTCTTTATGTCATGGATAATGGGAAAAAGACCGAATAGCCATAGTGCCATGGGTGGTCATTCTGGAAAACTGGCAAAAGGATTTTACGGAGAACTTCTTAACCTCATTAATACACAGGAATACAACTACAGTGAAATTTTTCCGCAATCGAAACTTCAAAAACAGAGTGCTGATGATTTTGAAATAAACCTGGACAAACCAGACCGATTTGCAACAATGACTTGCCGTGGTATTGAAGGTACTTGGACAGGTGCCGTTGATATTTCTTCTGATGGGTATTTGTACGTGGATGACCTTGTAAGAGATAGGCAACATTCATTAAGCCCTACCCGATTGGAAAATACATATCAAGAATATCTGAACAAGATGGTTGACCGTAAGATTGATGGTGCAAGAGAACTTATGGTTGGAACCAGATGGAATTTATATGATCCTCTTGGAAAGATTGAGAAGCTAAATCGGGATAATCCAATGTATCGGTTTAGAAAAATTCCAGCTTTGAACGATGATGGTGAATCCAATTTCGATTATGAGTATGGCGTTGGATTTTCAACAAAATATTATGTTGATATGAAAGCTAGGTTAGACGCTAACGAATGGGAAGCTAAATATCAGCAAAAGCCCTTCTTGCGTGAAGGAATTGTGTTTGCAGCTGACGAATTGAGATATTATAACGGAGTTCTCCCAGAAGGTGGATTTGTTAAAAATGTTTCTGCTTGCGATGTTGCGTGGGGTGGTGGCGATAGCTTATCAATGCCAGTGGGTGCAGAATACGAAAATGGAGATGTGTATATATATGATTGGATTTTTAGCACAGCACCAAAAGAAGGAACATTGCCATTAGTTGTTGGAAGAATCATGGGAAATAATATTCAATCCATCAATTTTGAAGCAAATAATGGTGGAGATATGTATGCCTATTATGTAAACGAACGCTTGAAAGAACATAAATACGCTTGCAGCACGACAAGTACAAAAGCACCTTCAAAACAAGCAAAAAAAGAAAAAATAAATCAATATTCCGGGGATGTTAAGCAAAATTTTATATTTTTGGCTCCGAAATATCAAGATAAACAGTATCAAAAGGCTATGGATGAATTAACTACCTTCGTCTATATTGGCGATAATGAACATGATGACGCCGCTGATGGAGTTACACAGCTTGCAATAACGCTTGCCAGCAAAAGATTTGCAGAAGTAAAAGCAACCAAAAATTTTATGTGGGGAAGGAGATAGAATATGATGACTACAGCTCAATATTTACGCCAGATTGAAAATTATGATAACAGAATCAAAAACAAGCTTATCGAAGAAGAACAGCTCAGTTCTCTTTCCACAAGTGTATCTGCAATTCCAGTTGGGGAAAAGGTGCAAACTTCTGTAAAACGTGATCCAATGGGAGATATGGTTGCAAAGATATTTGATCTGCGAGAAGAGATTTCAGAAATGATATCTGAATTTTTACAAAAAAGACAAGAAATAGTCCGAACCATAGAACAGGTTGAAGACCCATTACTATATGACATATTATTTAAGCACTATGTTGAGTACAAATCATTGGTTCGTATCGCAGACGAGATGGGGTATTCCGAAATACATATGAAAAGAATGCACTTAAAAGCCGTAGCGGAAGTAAAAAAGATAAAAGGTTTTGAAAAATGATACTGGAATATACTGAATGATACCTTCAATATGTGTAAAATATAAAGTAGAGCATTGGATTAAAATATCCAGTGCTTTTTATTTTACAGAAAGGATGGTTCGGCTCGTGAGAAATACAATGAATTTTGTAGATTTATGCCGAGGTGAATTCGGGAGAAAAGTAGCCTACACAGGTGTTGACCGAATCACTCCACAAAATGTAGTGAAAGTAGTATCAGACACTATTGGCATACATAATAGAAATCGAACATTAATTGATTATCTGTATCGGTACATGAAAGGCGATCAGCCGATATTATACCGAAATAAAATAGTCCGTCCAGAAGTTAATAACAGAGTGGTAGAAAATCACGCATTTGAAACTGTAAAATTTAAAGCTGGGCAGATTTGCGGGGAACCAATCCAATATGTATGCAAAAAGAAAAATGCAGACAAAAAAATAAATGAGCAAGTTGACCTTCTGAATGATTATCTTGATGAAGCCAATGCAGATGCAAGAAACATCCAAAGGGCAATATACCAGAGCGCAACAGGAACTTCCTATAAGGCTATTCTGAAAGAAGAGGATTGGACAAAAAACGGAGATTTACCACCGTTTAGAATCTTCATTCCGTATCCAGGCGATTGTTACATTGTATACTCACAGAGAAATGGGAAACCAATGCTTTCCGTACAGATTTTAAAAGATGAAGATGAACAGCAATATTATTTATGTTATTCAAAGAACCAGTTTTTTGAAATCAAGAATGGGAAAGTAACTAACTACGGCATCAATGGTTTTGGCGGTATTCCAATTGTTGAATGCCCGAATAATCATGACAGGCTTTCAGATGTTGAAATTGCAATCACATTATTTGATGCAATTAACAAATACCAGTCTGACAGATTAAATGGCGTGGAACAGTTTGTGCAATCCTTTATGAAGTTTAAAAACTGCGAGGTAGACAAAAACGAGTTTTTGGAAATGGTAAAACTTGGTGCTATCTCTGTTAAAGATACCGGAAATGGCTGTCAATCGGATGTTGAACTGATGACCGCTGAACTGAATCAATCAGAGAGCCAGGTTGCAAAGGATGATATCTACAATAATATGCTGATTGTGGAAGCAATGCCAAACCGACAAAGCAATAGCGGAGGAGATACAGGAAATGCTGTATACCTTCGTAATGGATGGGATTTTGCAGAGAGAGATGCAAAATTGGTAGAAGCATTCACCAAGGAAGCTGAAAAGGAATCTGCCAGAATTATTCTGAATATTATCCGTGGCACATCAAAAGATGTTAATATCTCAACACGAGATTTCGATGTGAAGATAACCAGAAACCCAACAGACAATATGCTTGTAAAAGCACAAGCGCTTGATTATCTGTTCAAAAATAAAATTCATCCGCTTATTGCATTGATTACTTGTGGGCTTTTCAGTGATCCGCAGAAAGTCTACGAAATGAGTTTACCGTATCTGGGAACTATTTACCCGGAACTGGCAGACCCGGAAGCGGAAATGCAGAAAGCACAGCAATTACTTGACGGAAAGTTTCAAAATCCGTCCAAAACAGAACCAATGGCAAATTCTCCATCTAACGAAGAATGAACCAAATTTCGATTATTTAAGGAGTTTTAGAGAAATCTAAGGCTTCTTTTTTAATACCCAAAATCAAATAAATTGCAACAGCCCGTGAGCGTAAATCGGGTACAGACCATGTGCGGAGCGAACCGTGTTGAAAAAGCGTATTGGACTGGAAGAAAGGAGATTTCAATGACAAGAGAACAGGCAAAACAGGCACTTATCGGTATGGGAGTTGCAGAACCTTCCGAGGAACAGGTTTCTAAGCTTCTTGATTCTATTTCTGCTGAAACTAAGAAAGAGAAAGACAAAAATGTTTCTCTGAAGGAAAAAGCTGAAAAAGCAGATTCCCTGGAAAAAGAGTTGGAAGAGTTGAAAAAGCAGAACATGACCGAAGCAGAACGGCTAGAAGCTGAACGCAAGAAAGAAAAGGAAGCAGTGGATAAGGAGTTAGCTGATTTGAAAGCTGCGCTTGCAGAATCCAACAAAAAAGCCCTTACCAGTGAAATTACTTCTATGTTTGCAAATGCAGGACTTTCAACCGAAACATACGCGAGTGCTATTAAAGCATACGCATCTGCACCGTATGAGAAACCAGAAGATGCAATGAAAGAAGTCGAAACTTTTGTTAAGGGAGTTTCCGAAGCAAATAAAACAGCACTTGATACCGCAAAAGCAGCTTGGGAGAAAGAAGCATTGGAAAACACTCCGAATCCGGGCGGCGGTAGCGGTGGGAAAGCTACAGTAAAAAGTGATGCTGCTGAATTTGCAAAAGCTTACTCAGCAAAAAAGAACCAGGAAACTAAATCAGTGGACGGTAACGCCCCTGTAAATATTTAAGTAAAGGAGATATAAATAATGGCTTTTATGAAAACAGAGCAGTATGAGTCCACTCCAAATATTCTTGAATCCGAGGTCGGACTTGTACTTAAAACCTACACAGCAGATCAAACAAATGCTGAAACAGTTGGAACTAAGAAAATTATTAAAGCAGGTTCCGTATATCCAACAAATGCGACAGGCGCAATCGGCATTGTATTTGAAGATGTTGATATGACAGATGATACAAAGAGGCCAATTTCCGTGATCGTCGCAGGCCGTGTTCTCGAAAAAAGACTTCCAGTAACAGTTGATACTACTGCAAAAACAGAGCTTGAAAAATCCGGAATTGTTTTTGTAGTCACAGAAGACCCAGTATTTTAAGGAGGTATGACAAATGCCATTTAATATTTTGGAATCAATTACCCAAGAAGAAAGACTTAATTTCTCTCAGAATTTCAGCGTTAAAAGACCAGGTATCCTCGATACCATTTTCCCAGATACAAAAACCCAGTATCTGAAAGCAGAGTATTACAGACTTATGGCTGGACAGAATCTCCCGGAAGTTGCATTCGTCCACGCTCTTGATAGCGAAGCAGAAATCGGCACAAGACCTGGATTTGAAAAAGTCCTGACTGAAAAACTCTTCATTAAGAGAAAAATCAATCAGTCCGAAAACTTACGGCAGGCAATTGAAAACGGTGTGCCGGATAATGAAGCGCTGAAAAACTTTGTATTTGATGATGCAGCCAGACTGTTCGAGGGCGTTGTTACAAGAGCAAATGTTATGAAAGGACAGTTCCTTTCCACCGGCGCTGTAACAATCAAAGAGAACCATGTTGACATGGGAATTGACTATGGCGTTCCAGCAAGTGCAAAAGTAACGCTTACTGATTGGTCTAAGCCAGATGCAGATATCATGGGCGATATCCAGAAAATGGTAGCTGTAGCAGAAGGCAATGGCTATGTAGTAAACAAAGCTGTTACTTCTCTTAAAATGATTAACTACATGCGGAACAACACTGCAATGCAGACAGCTGTTCTGGGTGCTGCAAATAAAAGGCTTCTTACAAAGCAGGAACTTGTAAATCTGCTTATGCAGGAATATGGAATCACAATTGATCGTTGTGATGAGAACTTTAATTTCAGAAAAGCAGATGGAACCCTGAAAACAGCCAGATACCTCAAAGAGGATGTATTTACTCTGTATGAAGCAGATGCTAACGGTTCTTTCGGTGTTGGCCTCTGGGGTGTGACACCTGAGGAACTCGAATACAGACAGTTCATCCAGGAAGAGAATCGTTCCTTTGTTACTCTTTCCATGTGGGCTACACCAGACCCAGTTGCAGTATGGACAAAAGCATCCGGTATGTTTGTTCCTGTTGCACCAAAAGCAAACGGTGGTATCGTGATCGGTACCAAGGCGGGGGAATAACAGGGCATAGTCTCGATGAAAACAGCCAGTCACCATCTGTAGCGAGTGCTTATGTTGAATCAACACATAAGTATACAGAAAGGGAGTTGTCCAATATGACTGTATCACAATTAAGACAACTTGCAAGTGATAACGGCTATGCCCTAGCAGCAACTAATAAGGCTGGAATAATATCAGAGATTTTATCTCAGCAAAGGTAGGTGATTAAATGGACGAACAGCTTATAGAAGATTTGACAAATTATCTTGAAGATGATGTAGAAACTGCGAGGGTGATTCTTTCAGTAAATAGGGCTATTCGTTCATTTAAGAAGAAAAGGAATTATCCTTCATCTTACAGTGATGAGAAAATAAATTCCGATATGGAAAACTGCTATGATTGCATATTTGATTTGGCTCTTTTCTTCCTGGTGAAACAGGGAGCTGAATTCCAAGGATCACATTCCGAATCTTCCGTAAATAGAAGTTGGAATTCTGAAACTGAAATCTATGTAAATCATGGTGTTTTTCCATTTATCGGATTCTAAGATGGTGTGTGCGTGATACGTCAATCCTCCCACGTATCGCAGGGGTGCTTCAAGTTAGGTGGGTAGAAGCAATATCTTAAAAAAATGGGAGTGATGGAAAGGAATAGCGATGGGATGTGAACACGAGTGTATCAACGAACACCGCTTGAAAGAATTGGAAAGTGCCGTCCATGAGATGAAAGAAAAGCATTCCAAAAGGGATGAAGGCTTTTTTAATCGTATCAATGCGCTAGAACAGAAAATTGCTTTATACAACAACGATCTGGGGCACATCAAAGATACAGTTGACGAAATGAACGACAATTTAAAAGCACTCATGGAAAAGCCAGGAAAGTTACAGGACAAAATAATTGCTTATGTCATAACTGGCATAATTGGTATTGTTTTAGGCTTTGCCCTAAAAGGCATTTTCCCGGTGTAAATATTGATTCCACTAACAGGGAGGACAGTGGAATGGATGATTATAAAGACTTTTCAGAAGATGAAAGAATCTTCTATTTGCGTGAAGCTGGATTCGATTCCAGAGAAAAAGAGTTATTCCGATTGCGTGTTTATGAAGAAAAAACGCTTGCAGAAGCTTCAGAAATCATGGGCTACAGCCCAAGAACCGTAGACCGCATAAACAGAAAATTAAAAAAGAAAATTATGAAAGTTGCCCCGATGTATTGTCGGGGCTTTTCTTTGTATTAATAGAAAATGGCGTATTTATGGCGTTATCATGGCGTGTTAATCAACCTCTTATTATTGTAAAATATAATTATAAAAACAAGGGAGGTTTGAGATATGCAGTATGGAAGTCCTTATTTTGCGCAACCATTTCAACAAATACAACCGTATCAAGATAGATTAGCGCAATTACAGAATAGTTATCAACAGGCAATGCCATACGGACAGGCACAAATTCAACAACCAATGCCACAAGTACCACAAATTCCCATGTTACAAGGGCAGATGGTAGATGGCATTGATACTGTAAAGGCAAAAGATGTAGATATGTCTGGAAACCCTGTCTATTATCCAAAAACTGACGGTACAGAAGTTTACCGAAAACAGTTACAGGCAGATGGAAGAAGTAGAATTTTCACTTATAGACTTGTAAATGAAGGAGAACAACCAGAAAGCAATAACACAAATCAAGTTGATATTGTTTCGCTGATCAACCAACTTCGTGATGATGTTCACGCAGAGATTTCTGAAATTAAAGAATTATTGCCAATACAATCTGAACCGCCCAAGACACAGAAGGGAGGTAATCAGAGATGAATTTCAACCCAAATACAATAATGAAACAAAAAATTCAGCAAATGATTTCTCAAAGGTTCGGAAGTGTTGATAACATGATGAACGATATGAGTAAATTTGCTGGAAATAATCCAACATTAAAAAATGCTCTGGATTTATACAAACATGGTGATACAGAACAGTTGCATCAAGTTCAGCAAAATATATTTAAAGAAAAGAATTTTTCTCCCGAAGGAATTTTAGAAAAATTTTTAGGGATAAAATAACTTCCCCATAATTGGGTGATTCAGAATCGCTACAATTTGGGATGACAGCCGCGGATGTCTCCTATTGTAAATAAAATTTAAGGAGACTAAAAACATGATGAATGGTTCAAATTATAGTCTTAGCGACATTGCAGCCGCTACAGGCTCTAATAACCGTGCAAATGACATGTGGGGCGGCGATGGTTTTTCCCTTATCTGGCTTGTCCTTATTTTCGCAATCTTCGGCTGGGGCGGTTTCGGCGGCTTTGGCGGCTGGGGCGGCAATGGTGGAAACGGTACAAATGGTGCAGGTTTCCAAGGATGGGCTACCAGAGCGGATATCAATGAGAGCTTTGCTCTGAATGATATTCAGAATGGTATCAGAGGTATTCAGCAGGGTATTTGCGATAGCACATATGCGCTTAACAATACCATGCAAAGCGGTTTCAACGGCGTGAACGTTGGAATGCTTCAAGGTTTTAATGGCGTTCAGCAGGCAATCAATGCTGATACTGTAGCCGGTATGCAGAATACCAATGCATTACAGTCTCAGTTAGCAAATTGTTGCTGCGAGACCAGAGAAGCCATCCAGGGTATCAACTATAACCTGGCTACCAACACTTGTGCATTGCAGAACACAATGAACAACAATACCAGAGATCTTCTGGAAAACCAGAACAGCAACACAAGAGCAATCCTTGACTTCCTGACTAACGATAAGATTGCAACATTACAGGCAGAGAACTCTGATCTGAAACGTGCTGCTTCCCAGGATCGCCAGTCTGCATTGCTTACAACTGCAATGGCTTCTCAGACACAGCAGTTAATCAATGCAATCAATCCTGCTCCGATTCCTGCATTCCAGGTTCCTGCTCCATATGCATACGCAGGATGCAATACATATGGTAATGGTTGTTGCTAAGTAACTCACCCTTAGAGGTTGACTAAATTCTAAGAGGTGGGTTGCGGCTCACCTCTTATTGATTGAGAGGTAAAAAATATGGCATGGAAGAATGTTTGTAAGCTTTGTAATCACCTTGTGCTGTCTACTGCAATTGCATTCACAGGTGGAAATCTTGTGGTTACTATCCCGGAAGGAAGCTACAACAATGGAGAAAAATACTGCATTGTTTTAGCACAATCTATTCCAAATGCAACCACAATTACTGCCCCAGTGATGATTCAGATAGGAACAGGAACAACATTGTATCCGCTAGAGAATCGTTGCTGCGCACAGGTAACAGCATGTGGTGTCAGAACAAGAACAAAATACGCAACCAGAGTTGTAACAAGTGCTACTGGTGGAGTGTTCAAAATGTTAGGAAACCCGGCATGTAGCCCGAATAACAATCTGACTGCAATCAATGGTACAGCCCCAACGACAGAAGCACCTGTTACGCAGGCTGTTAGAAAGGGGGCACTGTAATGCATAAAGTTGCAATGGAAATGGGAAAATGGGCTATGGAAAAAGCCAAAACACATGGCTTCGATAATCTCAGTTCTCAAGATTGGGACGATTTGAAAGATTGCATGGAATCCGTAAAGTGCGCGATTTGTGCAGATAAAGATTACAGAATCGTAGAAGCTATGGACGAATGCGAACAGGAAGAAAAGTATCTTGGACGCATGGGCTATGACCGTTACCGCTATTCAAATGGGCGTTTCGCTCCAAAAGGTAGGGGAACCAGAAAAGGCTATAGACCGTATCTGTATATGCAGGATGATGACTGGATGGATGAGTATTTAAACAATCCAGAATTTGAGCGCAATATGTACCGCATGGGATATCATCCAGATCGTAGTGATATGGAAAATGATGGTATGAATATGAATTGGAAGAAGTCCAGATACGGAGAATCTTATGATAAATACGATGAGAATCGTAGACACTATCATGATTCTAAGGATTCTGAATCCAAGAAAAAAATGGATGATTCCATGAAAGAATACACATCAGATATTATTCGTAACCTTACGGAAATGTGGTCGGATGCAGATGCAACGCTCAGACAGCAGATGAAAACTGACCTGACCAGACTTGTACAGCAGATGAACTAGAGCAATAAATGAATTAAGTCCTTGTCGCAAATTAATGCGGCAGGGGCTTTTTTCGTAGAAAGGATGGTGAGAAACCATGCTGAAACAATTCTATATGAACGGGGACTTATGGAGAGTTCACTTTGTTTCTCCCCATGATAATGTTTTGATTGACCGTACAGGGCAGAGGACACTTGCTGTATCTGATTATTCCACAATGATAATTTCAATTGCAAATAATCTGCATGGAGAGCTTCTGAACCGTGTGTTTGTCCATGAGTTAGGGCATTGCGTGATGTTCAGCTACGGCCTATTACCAGAACTTCACCGCATGGTCAAGAAACGATATTGGGTGGATGCAGAGGAATTTGTATGCAATATTCTAGCAGACTACGGACAGCTTGTTATTGGCACAGCCAGAGATATTTTGGGAAACCAATTCATATACGTTTCCCCTGTTGGAATGGAAAGGATGACTGCATGAGAGGATTAGTCCGTCAAAAACAAAAAGTATATTGGTCACGAATAACAGAAAAAACAGAAGGATTAGACCGTATTAAAGTTTATGAGAAACCAGTTCTATACTCTTTTTCTGTATCATCTACAGCCGGAACACCAGAAGAAATTGCAGCCGGAATAGTGCCAGATTATGACAGATACATTACAAGCTTTAATCGAAATTTCCATCCACAGGAAGCAGATATATTTTGGATAGACAGAATCCCACAAATAAGCGAGGATGGAAGCCTTATTTTGAACAAAGATGGAGAACCCACAGTATTGCCAGATTATGTACTAAAGAAGATTTTAGACACACAAAAAGGCAATATTGCCAGATATGGAATTTCTAAGAGGGGAAACGAAGATGGGTAAGAAAATAAAGTGTACCTTATCACAGAAATCAATCCGGAATGCTATTGATGAAATAAAAAATTATCAAAAATCTTTAAGGAACAAAAATGAAATTTTCATAAAAAGATTATGTGAATTAGGAATTCCAGTCATTAATCAAAATATTTTAGCAGCACAAGGCGATTCCGATAAGAACCATAATACTTATATCAAAATTAACAGTTTTGGGGACTATGCAGAAGCCCACTTAATATGCGAAGGCAAAAGCATTTTGTTCATTGAATTTGGCGCTGGTATTTACCACAATGGTGCAGCCGGTTCTAGTCCGCATCCAAAAGGAGAAGAATTTGGTTATACAATCGGTTCTTACGGACAAGGAAAAGGAAAAAACGATTCCTGGGTATATATTTCTGATTCCGGCGAATGGGTTCGCTCTTACGGTACAGAAGCCACAATGCCAATGTATAAGGCAAGCGTGGAAATCATTCAGAATATCCGCAAAATTGCCAAAGAGGTATTCTCTTCCTAAAGAAGATACTATAATATACTGAATGATACCAACCAATTATGTTATCATTACAGTGTTAAATTGTAGCATGATATGCAATGCGTTCACTCTAAAAGTGGGCGCATTTTTTATTGTGAGGTGACAGATATGCCAGACACAATAGAATCTCCTGTATTGGAAGTTTTTTCAAGGTGGGGAGCGGCTGTTTCTAAGATTACCGGCGCAGACAATTATTCCATGGACGGAAGCGAAACAAATGCTTCCGGCAAAAAGGCATATGCACAGCTTTATATGCTCGGAAACCCAATTACGAGAGGTGATTTAGAAGGGGATGAATGCGCAACAATGCCATCATTTCAAGTAAATTGCTTCACATCTGGGAGCAAAGCATTAACCAGATTGTATGAATTGGACAAGATAAGTCACATAACTATGGTGAGCATGGGATTCCGCCGCACATACGGACCGGAACCTATGTTTTTTGGTGACAGTGGAATTAAAAAGCTTGTGAGCCGATACAGCCGAATATATACAGGAAAATTACTTTAAACCAAATGAACGCATAGACGTTCTTTTTTTATGCCTAAAACGAAAGCGAGGTGAGATTATGGATCAGATTTTAAGCTATGTAAAGCCGGAATTACTTGTTGTCGTTGTAGTTCTTTATTTCATCGGGGCAATGATTAAAAAATCAGAAAATATTTCTGACAAATTTATTCCGATGATCTTAGGGATTCTCGGCGTGTTAATTTGCGGCCTTTATGTTTTTGCAACATCTACAGTTTCCGGTTCACAGGAAGTTGCAATGGCATTGTTTACCGCAATTACACAAGGCATTATCGTTGCCGGATTAAGTAATTATGTAAATCAACTTATCAAGCAAGCAGGAAAAGAAGAGTAGAAAGGCGGTGATCCGCTATCTCCCTGCACAGGGTTACGTGCTTAAAACTTAAATGAAAGAAAGGAGCCTATCAAAATGGCAGATTTAACAACACTTGGCGTAACTTTCCATTATGCCGTAGAAACAGTGAGTGGAACAAAGCCAACTGCATTTACTCAATTAAAAAGGTGTAATTCAATCGGTGGAATAAGTCTTGACACCGAACAGATTGATGTTTCCGCATTAGAAGATTATTTCACACAATATGCGGCAGGAAGGCAGGATACTGGAGGCGCATGGGAAGTTACTTTTAACATGAATGCTGACGTTATAACTGCAATCGAAAAACTTTTTAAAGACTCTAAAGACGCAAAAGCTAAAGGCCTTTCAACCTGGTTCGAAGTTGCTTTCCCAGATCTCGAAAAAGCATTTTTTATTGTTGCCGAAACAGGACGAGCAATTCCTCTTCCAGAAATCGGTCAAAATGAAGCTGCGACCATCCCGATATCATTAATTATAAATGATTACAAAGGACTCGATACAAAGGTTGTAACTACATCAGAAATATAAAAAATAATGGGAGGATTATAAAATGGTAACTTTCAATGTACATGGAAAAGAGTATAAGGTTGTATTCGGATACGGACTTCTTACAAAAACAGATGTGCTGGACAAGGTACAGGGAATTACAGATGGAAAAGAGAGAAGCCTTCAGAAGATGATTTCTCTTCTTCCGGAACTGCTTCTTGCCGGACTTCAAAAGAAACACAAGGAAGAGTTTGGGTATGAAAGTGATTCTGAAAAAGAAGCTGTTCTTAATAAAGTCTGTGACCTTTTGGATGATTACGAAGATGAAGGAACTGAGGAAAATCCGAAAAGCGGATTTGATTTATACCAACTTCTTGATAAAGAATTGGAGAAAAATGGTTTTTTATCCGGTCTGCTGAATGCAGTAGCAGAAGCACAGGCAGTGGAGAAGAATGCAACGAAGCTTCCACAGGATCACAAAAAGAAAAATTAACTTTTCGAGAAGCTGTTTACCAAGAGATTCTTCCTTTGTACCTCTCTATTGGCGTATCTAAAGAAGAATTTATGGATTCCACCCCAACAGAGTTAAAGCCTTATCTCGAAGCAGAAAAGATACGGCAAAAGAGAAAAGACGCTGAGCTTTGGCAAGCAGGCATTTATGAAACATCAGCCACATTCACAGCTGTTGCAAATGCTTTAATGGGGAAAAAATCCAAAGCAGAGTATTTGAAGAAACCTTTACTGGAATCAGCAGAGGAAGAAAAGCGTAAACAGGAAGGCATACTTTCCGAAGAAGAAAAGAAAAAACAGAGAAACGCACTTTTGGCAAGCTTGCAACTCATGCAGGCAAACTTTGAGCTTAACCATGAAAAGGGCAGGCAGGATGAATAAGTCTTGTCTGCCCTTTATTTTTTTGTAAAAAAAGGAGGGATAAATAAAATGGCTGACAATACCATTGATACCCTTGATATACAAATTAGCAGTAGTACAGAAAAAGCAGTACGTGCGCTGACTAATCTTTCAAACAAACTCACAGAAGTTAATTCCGCATTAAGCGGAGTTAATACAAACGGATTACGTAGTTGTGTAAGGGAACTTGGAAAACTAAAAGAACTTGATATAGGGAAAATGACAAGCATTGCTGATGGAATTGGAAAATTCTCAAATTCCATAAAGACAATGGGTGGAGTAGATTATAAAGGTTCTGGTCTGAATGCAGTTATCAACTCAATCAACAGGCTTAGCCAGGTTGATGTTAGTGGATTTGATTCTGGAAAACTTGGAGAAATAATCCATAAATTATCAGGCTTATCGGAAATACCAGATGTATCTACCAGTGTTAATCGTTTTGTCAATTCAATGGCTAGATTAGCCAATTCCGGTGAATATATTGCAAATGTATCCGCTGAATTGCCTGGGCTTGGAAGAAATCTTAAATCAATCGTAGAGAGTTTTACGAGCGTTGGCGATATATCTGAACCTGTAAATAGGTTAGTTCAGTCTATTGCACAATTGGCAAGTGCTGGAAATAGAATCGGACAAACGTCAAGCCAGTTTGGAACACTAGCAAAGGAAGTATTATCTTTCTTTGATGTAATGAAAACCGCACCAAAAATCAGTGATAACACAATCCGCATGACGGAAGCACTGGCAAAGTTGGCTAATGCAGGGGGAAAGGTAAATTCCGCTACAAATTCTATATCCAGTGCGTTTTCTAAATTATCATCTGCAACATCTAGCCTTGGTAATATTGTTAGTAAAACTTCTTCTATAATTGGAACCGGGGTAAAAGGCATTATTGGATGGTTTCAACGTCTCGGGAATAGTAGTTCTGGAATTAAAACCGCTTCTTTTAATCTCGGAAATTTGCTTAAAACTGCTATCGGTTTTAAGGCTATTCGTGGTCTGGCAAATTTAGGGAAAAGTGCAATTGGTTTTGGCTCTGCTATTACAGAAATCGAAAATGTTGTAGATGTTTCCTTTGGAAGCATGGCAGATGAAGCCTACAAATTTGCTTCTACGGCCAAAGAACAATTTGGATTATCAGAATTGGCAGCAAAGCAATATTCTGGAACCATGATGGCAATGATGAAATCATCTGGTGTTGCGCAAGATGCAGCTTCTAAAATGTCAATTTCTCTTGCCGGATTAGCCGGGGATATTGCATCATTTTACAACATTGATACTGATACTGCTTTTCAGAAAATACGCTCTGGAATATCCGGGGAAATTGAGCCTTTAAGACAATTGGGCATTAATTTATCCGTTGCAAATATGGAGGCTTATGCCCTTTCAAGGGGAATTACAACATCTTATAATGCAATGTCCCAAGCTGAAAAAGTTGCTCTTCGATATAACTATTTAATGTCAGTTACAGGTGATGTGCAAGGGGATTTCGCTAGGACATCCGGTAGACTATGTGCCGCCTGATGTAGTAATACATCAGTGAAAATCGGGTAAAATCGGTGAAAGCTAAGTTGACTTAATACGAACATTTTGTTATAATATGTTTGAGGTGATTTAATGCGAACATATTATATTTACAGAGCTACAAATAAAATAACTCAAGAATCTTATATCGGGCAAACAAGCAATTTCCGTAATCGAAAATGGCAGCACGAAAGATGCTACAAAAAGGAAAAATGTAAATTTCACGATGCAATTGAAAAATACGGAACAGATAATTTTGAATGGGAAATTTTAGAAACTTGTGATACAAGAAAAAAAGCTTTAAAACTTGAAAGAAATTATATCACACTGTATAATACTTATCATAGTGGATACAACGAAAACAAAGGAGGAGTTGGCGGACATAACTCAATTCCTGTAGTTTGCCTTGCAAAAGATGGAACTTTTATTAAAAGATATGATAGTGCAGCTGAAGCAGAGAAAGACGGCTTTTGCGCAAGCTGTGTGTTGGAATCTTGCAGGAGTGAAACGCGTACTGACCATGGGTGCATTTTCATGTATGAGAAAGACTTTCAACGTTATGGATCACGAAAGTACGCTCCGCCAGAATCAACAAGCATGAGAAGTATTATTCAATGTGATAGCAACGGAAATTTCATACAAAAATTCAAAAACGTCCAAGAAGCTTCAGAAGTGACGGGTGCTAATCGTACGACTATTTCTGGAGTTTTAAGTAAAACATATAAATCTGCAAACGGCTTTATTTTTGTATATGAAGAAGATTTCCCGATAAAAGATTTGAGTGATTATCAAAAACGAAAAAAAGGTAGAAAAGTAGCTCAAGTAAACCCTGATACAGGAGAAATATTAAAAGTGTTTAATAGAATATCGGATGCAGGAAAAGAATTAGGTGTGTGCTACAAGGGCATACACAAGGTAATCGACAAACCTGATAGAACTGCATTTGGATATAAATGGATAAGTCAATAAGTTAATACCGAGATAAGGCTATAGAACAAAAGCTATAGCACATTGTAGAGCGTAGGGATTGAACCTAGGCTCTTTTTTATTAAAGAGTTTAGAATATAATATCCCCAAGAGTATCCGACATCCTTATGGGATGAAAATGTACGCCGAACTTATAGGAAACTATAAGAACTATAGGATAAAAAGCCTATAGGATAACATTAATTGACATACGCAAATCAATTACGTTTACTAACTCTGAACTTCCAGTCACTTTCCGCAGTGATCGGGCAAGGTTTGATTGCTGGTATTCTTCCTGCTATTCAAGCTCTTAATGCACTTATGTCAAAACTTATGCAAGCTGCGAATGTGTTCCGTAACTTCATGTATGTATTGATGGGAAAGAAACTAAAAGGCTCGCAGAGTGGAGTTAGTGATATCGTATCTAATTTAGGTGGTATAGAAACAGCTGGTGATGACGCATCTTCTGGGCTTGATGACGCTACATCATCTGCTAAGAAACTGAAAAAGGCACTTTCCGTATTGCCATTCGACCAATTGAATCAGCTTACCGATAATTCCGATAATTCTGGAACTGCATCTAAAAGTCTTGGTTCTGGACTTGGAGATTTGGCAGATAGTTTTGCTGGAATACAAGATTCACTGGATGAAGTTTTGACTGTTGACGAAACACCAATTAATAAATGGGCTGCTAAAATCAGAAAAGCATTTATCAATAAAGACTGGAAGGGACTAGGCTCCACTATTGCAGATATGATAAATGTTGGAATGGAAAAAATATATGAAGTTATTAGTTGGAATAATGTTGGCCCGAAAATAACCGAATTTGTAAATGCATTTACAACAGCATTTAATTCCATGGTTAGCGGAATTGATTTCGACTTAATGGGAAGAATGCTTGGAGCTGGAATTAACACGGCAGTAAATACCCTAAACCTGTTACTCGGAGAGGGAGGAATAGATTTTTCCGGAATAGGGGCAAAACTGTCTCAACTTTTAAAAGGTGCTATAAAGGAAATTGACTGGACAGGTCTTGGAAACTTAATTGGGAACAGTTTTATGGCATCTTGGAAAATGCTTTCTGGCTTTGTAAAGGATATGTCTAAAAAGGATGGTGCTGGAATTACTGGATGGGGTAAGCTTGGCACTGCTATTGGAAAAGCCTTAAATGGTGCAATCAAAAAGATAGACATGAACACAATTGCAGATGCACTTTCTGGTTTATTAAACGGAGCGTTCGAAAGCTTAAAATCATTTACCGAAACATTTAATTGGGATGATCTCGCAACCAAGATAAGAGATGGAATCGCTAAATTCATCAAAGAAACAAACTGGAAAGAAAATGGACAGGCTCTTGGAGATTTTATATCTCACCTGTGTACCGCATTAAAAGATTCTCTCACTACAGACACTTTCTATGAGTTCGGACAAGGAGTTGGAACATTCCTTGGTGAATTACCATGGGGTGAAATCCTTAGTACCGCAGCTGATCTGCTATTAACTGGTCTTGCCAGTGCATTAAACGGATTATTCGATGGATTAGAGGAAAAGCACCCAATAGCCGGACATATTGCAGAATGGCTTACAAAAGCATTTATTGCAGTAAAAATAGCAAATATCACAGGTATTGGAACTCTTGTTGGTTCACTTGTGGGACATATTGCAGGAAAAATAGCTGAAAAGAAAAATGCAGAACTAATTGCAGATAAACTTGCGGATGTGATAGGAAATGGTACAAGTGCGGCAAGTGAAGCAATAAAGGGAGTTGGAGATGCAGCGGAAACAGCTTCAACAGGCGGACTTAAAACGTTTTCTTCAACGCTTGGTACTATATTTGGAACCGCTGGGATTGTATTTGTTGCAACGGCATTATCTGTTAAACTTGCTAAAGGAATTGCAAGTATTACAGAAGCTGCGCAAGGTGGAAATGGAATTCTATCACAAACAGGTGGTTATCTCCATGATTATACAGGCGAGATGGAAAGTGCGCATAAAATAACACAAGACCAAGCAGAAGAGCTTTGGAAGTTAATTGAAGCAGATGAAAGTGCCGGAAAATCAAATTCTGAAATGTACGATAGTTTCATTCAGAAACTTGGAGAATTCGGCGTATCAACCGAAGATGCAAAAAAAATTCTCGAGAAATATGGCGCACAGGCGGGTGTATCAACTGGATTTTTGGAAGATATGACTGATAAAGCTGTAGCCCTTGGAGATGGTGTATCTGAATCAGCAGGAAAATTTGACACAACCAAAATCAGTATATCTGATTTGAAAGACGAACTTTATCTTTTAAGTCTTAGCTCTGATCAATTTAGTGGAGACTACTTAACTGCTAAAGATGCTCTTGATAGTGCAATATCTGGAAGAACATATGCTAATACAGAAGAAGCACTAGACGCAGTTTATACGTCATTAAAAAATGCTGGCGTTCCGTTAGATGAATTAGATGAAAAACTCAGAAAAGATTTTCCAGATGCAGTTGTCACAATGGAAACAAGTGCAAAGAATTCTTTCGATGGAATGAATACATCTGTGAAAACAGCAGTGGGAGGTATTACTACCGCTGTTGCAAATGCTTCTAGCTCCGTATCGTCCAAGACAAAAACTGGCTTTGGTCTCGCCAATGCCGCCGTAAGCACGGCAATGGCTGGAATGAAAAAAAGCACAGAAAGCACAATGCCTTCTATTTGGTCGAAGATAAAGAACACGAATGATGATGTTGAAACCAACTCTAAAACAAACTGGGGAAATTCTGCAAGCGCTGTATCGACAGCTCTCGGAACCATGGACACCGATACCAAAGATGTAATGGGTAAGGTTATGACAACCATTCAAAGTTATTGGTCTTCTGTTCTAATCAATACAAACCAGATTTGGGAAAAGGCTTCTGGTAAAGTTGACACGGAAACTGGGAAAATGAAATCTTATACAGAAACCAATTTGTCTGGGATTTCGGATAAAATTAAAAGGCTATTTAATGTTAATCTTACATCAATTGGTCGGGAAACTGCTCAATCATTCGCTGATGGCATGAAACAAGTACACTTACCAACTCTGACTTATTATATTTCAGAGTGGAGAAAACATGATCTTGGCAGTGGAAGAACCAGTTCTACACCAGTTTATAAGCCTAATTGGTACGCCAAAGGTGGCCTTTTCAACGGTGCACAGGTAATTGGTATCGGTGAAGCCGGTTCCGAAGCCGTTCTTCCTCTAGAAAATCCGCGAACCATGAAGAAGATCGCAGACAGCATTGTTTCCAGTTCGGACGGAAGCATGGGACTTACAAAAGAAGAAATGGCAAAAGCAGTAGCCCAGGGAGTTGCAATGGCAATGAGTATGAACAGCGGAAATAAGAATCCGCAGTACATTATGAACAGCATTATTCTGGACGGAAGCGAGATTGCAAAAGCAGTAACAAAAGCACAGAACGATACGGATAGCCGTTTCAAACCGTCCCCGGCATATTGATTTTTGACTGATTGTGTGGTATAATTTCTTCAATGAAGAAGTACACACGGTCTTGATTTTTGAGCCGCTAAGAAGAAATTAATATTTCTCGATTTTGAGGAATTTTTATCTTACTTGGCGGCTCTTTTTTATTTTATCCATCAATATAAGGAGGAATGGAGAATGTTGGTAGAAGTTATGATGATTGGAAAAGTAGAAACCAGTATTGTAACAAGCCTAGATATTGCGGAGACATTTGAGAAAGAACATAAAAGGGTTTTGCAAGATATAAGAGAACTTGAATGCAGTGAGGATTTTAGAAGGCACAATTTCGTGCAGTCCTCTTACGTCAATTGTCAAAATAAGAAACAGCCAATGTACTATGTAACCAGAGATGGATTTACACTTTTAGCTATGGGCTATACTGGCGAAAAAGCAATGAAATTCAAAGAGGGCTATATTCGGCAGTTCAATGCAATGGAAAAGCTCCTTATTGGAAAAATCAAAGAACGTGAAAAAGGAATTGCAGTAAGGCAAGCGTTTACCAAGGCAATCCAGCAATCTTCTGAAAATGAAAGAATGCACGGACATGCCTATTCTACATATACGGACGTTATTTACAAGTCCATATTTGGCAAAAACGCCAAGCAACTGAGAGATGAATTTGGAATTTCCAAGAAAGAAAGTATGAGAGATTATTTTTCAGAAGAAGAGTTGGTGAAAGTCCAGAACGCCGAAATGCTTGTAAGTGCATTGGTTGGATACGGCTGGGGATATAACGAAATTAAAGAATTTATTCTGAATAAAGGAATTAATAAAATTGCCGCATGATTTTGAATTTTTAGACAGCCCGCATTTAAAATGAGGTCTGGAAAGGTTCGATTTAAAATGGAACCTTTTTCAAAGGGAGGAATATCATGTCATATAAAAATTACATCTTAATTCAAAAACATTTATTCCGTAGCGAATACATTTTCGCAGATACAGAAGAGTATCTGGCAGACCAACTTTTTAAGAATGAGAAAATTAGAGTGAATTTCGGAAAAGAATTTGGACATACAGAAGAGAAGTATCTTCTAATTTCCTGTAAAATCTGGAATAAAGACCAAGGCAAGTTTTTTAGAGCCATGGAAAAACTGAGGAATAAAATGCCACTGGTCGGAAAAACCGATTATGAGGAATTTTGCAAGGAAACATTCAAAATGTTTGATTAATTAATTCGGTAAAACCAGTGGGCTAGGTTGGCCGCCGAAAAGCGTAAACCGTAATACGCCTGTCCACTGTTTTATAATTACGGATTCTGGCGGTTCATGGTACGCCAACAACCAATACGGAGGTTATCTATATGAACAAAGAATTTATCAAAAATGTAGTCTTTTCTGATATCCGAAAAAATGACAATTTAATAAAACGTGGAGATCTTATCGACTTTGAACTTACAAAAATTCTGATGAATGCAAAAACAACAGAAATCACTAATGCATTTTATAGATATGATAACTTAACTCCCACAGATAAGGTTTTATATGAATATCAAATAAAATGTCCTATTTGCGGGAAAATATATACTCGGATGATTTCTAAAACTAGAATTTTAAATATGATTAAATGTATCAATAATAAAGACACTAATAACGAGTATTTCAGATGCGAAGAATGTGAGACAGAATATCAGAAGCAAATAAAGATCAAACAATCAATATCTCATGAAAAATGGGAAAAAGAAAGAAAAGAGGAACTTGCAAATCTTACTCTCAGATACAAGGAGTATTTAAATCCTAAAGCTTGCTTTAGAGATGGAGTATCTGCAAAAGACAAAATTAACTATATCATGTATCAAAAATATGGAACTAACCCAGATCAAGACGAAATATGCAAAAAGATTAGCAATATGGATTATAACGATTTTTTACATACACCGTATTGGGATGGCGTTAGGAATTATAAATTAAAAAGCGCAAATTACCGTTGCCAGCTATGCGGAAAGAGTGGAAAACTTAATGTCCACCATAAAACATATGAAAATCACGGACGAGAACATATGAGATCAGTTGCAGATAACGATCTCATAGTGTTATGCGAAAATTGCCATAGAAAATTTCACGATAAATTAGACAGAGCGGCAGGTGAATAAGATGGAGAAAATTAAATTTCAGCTTGAG